ATGACAAAGATAGAAACAAAAGCTCAATACGATTGGGCAGTAAAAAGAGTTGAGGAATTACTTCCACTGGTTACAGATGAAACCCCTCTGGATAATCCTCACAGTATAGAGTTGGAATTACTTTCTAATCTCGTTGCAGATTATTCTGAAGAACATTTCGCACTGGGAGAACCAACGCTGGTTGATGTCCTCAAACTTCGTATGTATGAGATGGGACTTAATCAGAAATCTTTAGCAAAATTAATCGGAGTCAGTCCTTCACGCTTGAGTGATTATATTTCCGGTAAATGTGAACCGACCTTGAAAGTAGCCCGCGAAATCAGCCAGAAATTGAATATTGACGCCAATATAGTACTGGGTGTTTAATATGAGTATAGAAAACAGAAAAACCGCCTAATTCACAATGTAATAAGCGGTTTTAAGTCGGAGCCGAAAGCGGGACTCGAACCCGCGACTTACTCATTACGAATGTATTAATCGGACACCGTTTAACTCTTTGTGTATTAATTAGTTATGATTGTTTTTCTGTTTTTGGAAAGGTACTTTTTTAGTAATTTATCTTTTCTTTTTTGAGATTTTGTCAAACATATTGAATAAGAACTTCCTATAATAGAATACAGAATAACCGGCACCAGCAGTAAGAAATATTGAAATCCTACCAAATGAAAAAAATGTTGTTATAGTAGCAATCAATGCAGCGGAAATAAACATCAAAACGAAAAGTATTGTGTAATATATTATAGACTTCATTTTTTGATATTTATGTAAAATTGAAATATGACAATTTATTTATCTTATGAATTAAAAAGTAAAACTATATTTATTACATCAATTATTTCCCAGCATTTATTATTTTCTGTGTCCACTTATCAAAATAATAAAACGAACCTACATGAGAGTATCTTCCATTTAAAACATATAAATAGCCTAAACATAAAAGACATAGCACCATTAATGTTTTTATGAAAGCGCAAATAAATTCTCCATGCTTTTTGCAATTAATCCTAAACCAATCTTTATTCATATCTTCAAAATTATTTTTTCACCTTTTTCTTAACCATATCGTCTTTTTCTTTAAAAGCAGGATTCAATTCTAAAAACATTTTAAACTCCGTAAAATTCCCATCCTCCATAAAATCACCTGTAAATTTTGCGCATGAAAAAGACAGAGAACAAAACATTCCATATGCTTTTGAATAGTCGCCATAAATGGATTTAGCCAGATTTTCATATTCTGTAAACTTGCAGCCTAAAATTATATGGTCTACGGTGCCTGTTATATCACAAAGACTGGATATTGGCACTTCACTATAACATAGTATTCTCTTTTCTCTTTGTTGGCTCCAACTGTCTTCTTTCCAGTATAACATTTCATTTTTCCCATCTGTTTCGTTCAATAAATCGGATAGCGATATATTCTTCAAGTCAGGTGAAAGTCTATTATACTTTACATTTATAAGTTTAGTTTTCCACCCACTTTGACGTATTTTTTGCAATAACTTGTTCTTGTTAAATACAATGCAAGCTCCTGTATACTTTTCACCATACATATACCACATTAAAGAATTCTCGCTGCCTTTTACTGTAACCTCGTCTTGGGTGTAGTCAGCAGTCATGCTGAGAAACCGAAACAGGGATACTATACGCTTTATATCATCTTTCTTACCATTATTACTCCAATAGAGTCGGCTTAATAACTCTCCATCAACAGGGTCATCTAACCTTGGAGAGAAAGACGACAGCTTAAGACTCATACTCTTTAATATAGAGCATAATCCATTTGCGGTAGTATAATGATATAACAAGCCATTATTCAATTCACTATTATTCTCGTCATAACAAAAAACCATACCACTTTTAGAAATCATAACTAATCTACTATTTTAAGAAAACCGTTTTCATCTATACTCACTGTAATCTTTCTCCCGGATTCAATATTTGAAGAACTGTTTTTCTTCAACATATTTCCCTCACCACGCAATAGCCATTCGGCAGATAAATCCGGAAAAGCCTTTAATATAAGTAATATAGTACTTGAAGAAAGCTGAACATCTGAATTTATCTGATTATTCAAAGTTTTTTGATTAACAGAAAAGTCCTTAGAAAGCTTTGTAGGATTGCTTTCTTTTACAGTCAGTATCTCTCTAATTCTTTGTTTTACAGAACTTTCATCCATAATATATTATTTTTGAGAAATATTTTACTTAAAATATTTTGCTATAAGTATTATCTTACTTATATTTGCACTGTGAAACGAAACAAAAGACGTTTTCACAGAAACAAATCGATAATAATGTATAAAGTTATTTTAACGTAGTAAAGTATGCAAAGTTTTGTAGTTAAAAAATCATTAACCGAAACACTCCGTAGAATGAAGGTTGGCGATACTATGAGAATCAAAAGCAGGGATTTCAAGCTTAGTGCGGTAAAGACAGCCAAGAACAGGCTGAAAAAAGAAGGGATTGACATAAAGCTGTCAGAAGCCGGAATGATTGATGAATGCGAAGTAACAAGACTTTGCTAGTCTGTTTGCATCCGAGAGACCTATAAAAAATAAAGTTTATGAAAGCGATACTTATAAAAGAAGTAGAAATTGTAGCAGACAACTACAGACAAGGATGCACATTGGACTACATGAATATGAGCAACCGGATTACAAGAATCAGGTTGCTCGGGATAACAATCTACAAAAAAGTAGAGTCATTCAGTCACCAATCTCCTAACATCATCAAATGATTCTTCGGTTACAATGGCGCAGGTGTTTGAACGGTCAACGGTAGGAACTACGGAAACAATAGCTTTACCATTTGAATCAGAACACAGCATGACGATGTGGTCCACATTGATAAGAACGGTTTTACCTCTTCAGTCACTTTAATGAATTTACTCATAAATCTTGGCTTTTAAATATTAGGTAAACACAAAGTTAAGAAAAATCCCTCAAAGAAAGCCTTTCACGTCCGGGTGAGTTTACCGGAGGGGGAACAACAAAACAAACAAAAAATGGATAGAGTAACAGTAGAAGATATTAAAAAAATAGAGCCTGGCACATCAATGAGCTGGACGCTTCCTCCGAACAAATGTCTGTCGGCAAAGAATCTTGCATACGAATGTTCGTTCAGGAGAGTAAACCCACGTGTAATGAAATACAAGGTATCCCTGAACAGAAAGGAATCTAAAATAACCATCACTGCAATACCATTAAAAACTGAATAATATGATGAACAGAATTTCTAAATCATGCCTGATACTGGTTGTAGCGGCATTATCAGTATTTATCCTGTCCAACCACAAGGACTATTCATCCGAAATAGTAGAAGGAATCAGCGACAGCGCACTTGAATCAATACGCTGCAAAATCGGCCATGATGCCGGAAACGCGGAGATTGCCAGAGAATACCTTAACAATAAATCATTTTACGATGCTCAATGAGACAGCAATATTCCTTGCCATGAATGACAAGACTTTCGGCCTTCGCGAATCCGCATCCATTGTAGGAGGAATGAAAAGGCTTTCGATGCTTCTTGATTCAGGCAAGATAAGATACACCAAGAAGAGCGAAAAGCAGAATGCCAAGCTATTCTGCAACGCATGGGACGTTCTTAAGTACGCATCAATAGAACGTGCAAGAGCAGGACGGCCAAGAACAGACGCCTGTTAGTTCAACGGATAGAACGGAAGTTTCCTAAACTTCAGATCCGGGTTCGATTCCCGGACCGGTGACTATAAAAAAACGGTCTTTGACATTCTTGACATAAAAATGTGTACCAATAAAGAAATGTTGCTTAGCGGAAACGCGGTAATGGCATCCGGGCTTTTTGGTACATTAACAAGTCCAATTTGCTTTAGATTATAAAAAATGGCTGGGTATGTCCCTTAAAGACAAGGTAACGCTTGCGGCACCCCTTGTGGTAAGATTCCACCGGAGAAATCCGTGACAGGTTTAAGCCTTCGAAGGGGACAGCTATTTTAAAAATAAATGTTATGAATGAAATGAAAAAGTACACAGGTACAAAAGAAGTTTCCGCTAAACCAATGAGTTTAGGCGAGTTTAGAAAATATTCTGGAAGAGATCCTTATCAAAACTCTGAAGATCCATGTGATTACTATATGGGTTATCTGGTAAAATACGAGGATGGATACGAATCATGGTCTCCGAAACATGTGTTTGAAAAGGCGTATAATTGCACAGATACATACATTGACCGCCTTCGTCTTGAATACAAGACTGAAAATGACAAACTTGTAAAACTTTCCAATTTTATCAAGTCCGAAAAGTTTAATGAACTTCCGGAATCAAAGAAAAAGAAGCTCTATATTCAAGAGAAAATAATGAGGGATTTTGTCTATATTCTTCAAGATAGAATCTACGAAGAATGCCCTCCGACAAATGAATGTGGATGCACATGTGGATGCAATAGTGCACAAAGCTGTGAATCATCAGATTGATTACAATATACTTGTTTAAGTTATACTTAATCTGAATACAGATATTTGTCCATAGTATGAGTGTTTTTCATATTAGATTTAGTTTTGGTTTGATAAATACATTCACTCCTGTGAAGGCCTGAATGTATTTTAATACGGACCGTTAGCTCAGTCGGTCAGAGCAGCAGACTCATAATCTGAAGGTCCACGGTTCAAGCCCGTGACGGTCCACGTTCGTGAGAATAATTAATTCCGTTTTATCTATTCACAACTTGGCAGAGCCTGTATTTCAATGGTAGAATAACGGTTTTTCCGTAGATAAGAGTTCGATTCTCTTCGGGCTTTCTAAAGCTTTTTTATTATTAAAAACTAAACCAAGGGAGCCGTACACCCTATAAGCGTAGCCAATCCAAGGCAGCGGAGGTAGGCTGATTTTCCGAAGGGGTCCACCGAAAGGTGAACGGGTTCGAGTCCTGTATCAGCCACATCGAAAGCATTTTTTTATGAATTGCGTATGAATACGCCAGGGCACTTGATTGTCGTATGCGTTGGGAATGCGTTGGGAATGCGTTACGGTTGATGCGTGTCTGAGTATGTCAGGCGGCGGCTGCGAAAGCAGTGTGCACCGTGGAAAAGATGGCAAACACACCGTGCAAGACGTCCCGCAAGACGTCCCGCAAGATGACGGCAAAAGACAGTGTCTGCGAGCTAGTAAATACGCGCTCATTAAAAAAATGACAGAGAGAAATCAATAGCGGATTATTTTTTTAAATGCGTCCGCTAAATGGGTTTGCTGTACACTTTCGTCAAAAATACTTAGCAAAAGCTAGCAATTGCTACCATTTGCAAGCTTTTGCCAGATTTGCTAGAAGTTGCTTTCAATTGATAGCATTCTATTAAAGTTTGAATAAGACAAGCCAGATTAAAATTAAAATAATCATCTGATTTACATTCAGTTAAGAAATAGTTTTAGCAAACGTAGCAAATGCTAGCAATTGCTACAGATAATGATATATAATATATATGAGTGTATATTATTATCCCCTTTATATTCCCCTTAGAAATTTCAGCTTGTCAGGATTTACCTGACAGGCTTTTTTATAACCAAAATTCAGTCTTATGGAAGAAAAAGAAAAAACAATTCTGCTTTTCGGAAGCTCCTCAAAAGGAGATCTTGTAATTGTTCAGAGACCGGAGGAAAATAATTCCTATCTCAATGAAAAGATTCTGATTCTTGACGAATCACAGCAAAACCAGTTAAGGAACTATCTAAACCAAAAAATTAAATCAAATGAGTAACGTAGCATTGAAATTAAGTGAATTCCAGAAGTACAATGCAGAGAACATTCTGGATTGTGAAGCGGTAATGGAAAAAGTCGTAGAGGTGTACAACCTGATGCACGGAGAAGGCGGTGAAGCTTTCTTCGAACGGGAAAGACAGAACTTTCAGAAGATTATCTCAGAAAGCATTTACCTTAAAAAGTGCACGGCATTTTCGATTTATACCAGCATCATCGACTTGTCTGTGTATAATCTGTCAGTAGAACCCGGAGCACAGGCAACTGCATACCTGATTCCGCGAAATGTGAATATCGGAAAGGGTTCTGACGGTAAGGACGTCTACGAGACACGATGCACCCTGAAGATTTCCGGTTACGGTGAACTTGTCATACGCGCGTCTGCCGGTCAGATTCTATATGCTGACAATCCGATTGTTGTATATGACAATGACGAATTTTCCTGCTCGGTCAGCGGAGAGAAGAAAAGCGTTGAATACAAGTGCAACCTTCCTCACAAGGGGCATCAGGTAATAGGGTGCTTCATCCGCATAGTACGTAGTGACCGTTCCGTAGATTATTCCTGGCTCCTTGAAGAAGAGATTGAACGTCTTAAGGGTTACTCTTCCAAAGCAAACAAAAAATGGAATGAGAGGGAAAGGAGATACGAATGCAAGGCTAATGAGCTTTACACTTCGAATGACGGAAGTATAGATACCGGTTTCCTCATTGCCAAGACAATCAAGCACGCTTTCAAGACTTATCCCAAGATTAAGGTCGGAAAGAGCACGGTATTGCAGTCTGAGGATCCGGAACCTGAAAAGACGGAAGATATATACGGAGTTCAGACAGATTCAGTACCATCAGAGAATGAACGTCCTTTCGGACCTCCGGTTAACGATGTGGCTAAGGGGGTTACGATTGATAAATCATCGAGCCCTGATGATCCGTTCTAATGTTTAACAAAAAAATAAATCTATATGGAAAATCAAATTATCAAGCAGCAGAATGATATAGTTGAAGTTGCAAGAATCGCACCTGACGCTATAGAAAAGAATCAGGCTTCCTGCCAGGCGTGCGTGGAATACGGTAAAAAACTTCTGTCAATTGCAGAAGGAGGTATGAATGATGAAATAGACAAACAACTTGAGGACTATATCAAGAAATCAAGGGTTACTATTACTGCAATGAATGACAGACGAAAACCTGTAACACAGCTCTTCGATCAGATACGTTCCGGATTCACCCAGCTCGAAACGATGATAGATCCGAAGGTTGCCGGAACACCGGCCAACAAGGCACAGAAGCTGCGTGACCAGTACGCAAGAAAGAAATACGAGGAAGAGGAAAGAAGAAGAAGGGAAGCCGAAAGGATGGCCCAGATTGAGAGGGACAAGACTTCATATCTTGAAGCGTGCGAGAAGGAAATATTCGGATTCTTCAACCAGCGCACCAATCAGGCTATAAACCGTCTTATATCGCTCAATTCCTCACTTACCTACTTGAATTTTGACGAAGTTTCCGCACAGATTGATTCTTTCGACTGCAAGTTTCCGGTGAAGGAAATTGCCGGATACACATTCGGAGTAATGCTTCCGTCTTCCCTTGGCATGGAAGAAGTCAAGGCCATTCAGAAGAAAGCAATCGACAAGGGGTATGCGATGATGCAGCAGTACGAGTTTGACGTACAAGGTCAGAAAGATTCCATCATGCAGCTTCTTCCATCAAAGTACAATGAGCTTCTGGCAATTGAGAAGCAGAAGCAGGTGGATGCGGAAGCCGCAGCAGCACGTGAGGAAGAAATGAAGAGAAAGGAGCAGCAGGGGCGGGAAAGAAAAGAAGCTGAAAGAAAGGCCGAAGAAGAAAGGAAGAGACAGGAAGAAGAGCTTAAAAGCAAGCAGAGCAATGTGGAGAGTCTGTTTTCCGTATCTGCAGTAAGCGTATCATCACCGGCTAACAAGGTAAAGGTTAAAAAGCTTGTGAAGGTGTTGAATCCAAAGGGGTACGCTGATCTGTTCAACTACTGGTGGGTTAGTGAAGGACAGTATCTGTCACAGGAGGAACTTGAAAAAGTATTCAAGAAGCAGATTTCATACGCGGAAAAATCAGCCAACCGTCAGAATCCTGACTATATCAAGTCCGACAACTTGAAGTACATTGACGAAATTAAGGCAAAATGAATCCTGACAGCTACTACAACCGTAACGAGGTAAGCAATTCGGACCTTACGGAACTTAAGAATCTCCTTTATCCCCGGCTTCAGTTCGGGGATAAAGAGAAGATATTCGCTTTCGGCTCACTTGTGGATGCAATCATAACGGAGCCTGACAGAGTTAATTATTACCAGCTTACCGTTGATGATGTGAAGTATACGGAAGATGATTTTGCACTTGCAAGGGAAATGCACAAGTCGCTTCTGTTGGAAGCCAGGAAAGATGAATTTCTTGATTACGTACTTAAAAACTCTGACACACAGAAGTTCATGGTAAAAGAAAGGGAGTTTGATTACACCGGATTCAAGTATCATCTTCCTACCCGGTGCAAATGGGACTGGTTCCTATCTTCTGTAGGATTCGGAGGTGACCTTAAAACCACATTTGCAGTTTCTCAGGCTCAGTTTGACGAAGCAGTCGATTTCTTCGACTGGGACAGAAGCCGCGCATGGTATATGGATATTGCCGGTTCGAACAAAGACTTCATCTATGCCATCAGCAAGAAAAACTGCAAGGTGTTCAAGAAGTTCATTGAACGAGGTAATCAGGTATACAGACGTGGTTTTGATAAGTACAACGAACTTGCCTTTAAATACTATCTGTTTGTCACATGAAGATTCTATGTATAGTCACTGAAAAAGGACTGGTTCCCAAATATGACAGCGACCGTGAGGAGTTCAGGAGCCTGAAAAGGAATACTGATGTTCTTGTAGAAGTTGGCCAGAAAAGGAACTACGAGTTTCATAAAAAGTTTTTTGCCCTTATTAAGCTTACGTATGACAATTTCCCTGAATGGCTGGAAGATTCTCTTAACGTACATTCAGTCGAAGACTTGCGCACACGACTTAAGGTTGACCTTGGACTATACGAGGTGTCACACTACGGTAACCAGTCCGTGATTATACCTAAGTCAATCGCGTTCGACAAGATGGACGAAACTGAATTTGAGAAGTTCTACAGAAGTTCGGTAAACCACATACTTAAGAACTACCTGAAGGGCGTAAACAACGAACAAATAGAGGAGGAAATATGGAAATTCCTATAAAGCTCAACATAACACCATACGAATACCAGAAGGAAGGAATTATAAAAGGACTTGAACTTAAACGTCTTTTCTTGGGCGATGAACCAGGACTTGGAAAATCTCAGCCTTTAGATTCCGTAATTATCACTCCTTATGGTAAAAAGAAAATGGGTGATATAATTATAAATGATGAAATTTTTGGATCTGACGGGAAAGTTTATAATGTAATTGGAGTATTCCCTCAAGGAAATCAGCCTGTATACAAGATAACTTTTTCTGATGGTAGCTCCTGTGAATGTTCGATAGATCATCTATGGAATGTAAGAGATGAGAACAGGAGAAGAAGGAATAATGGATATGTAACTAAATCATTGAAGCGGATTATTGATAGCGGCATATATCTCAAGTCAAGCGAAAAAAGGATAAGTTCAGGTAGAAAACCCGTTCCTAAATGGGAAATACCAATATGCAGCCCATTGCAATATAATGAGCGAGAATTTTTAATACCTCCTTATACTCTTGGAGCTATAATTGGTGATGGATATGTATGCAACTGTTCAAATGTTGGATTTTCATTCCCAGACGAAAAATTACACATCATGCAATTGATTACTGACGAACTTGATAATAGCATGATGATTTCGTGTAAAAGATTTGGAAATATAAACAGGTGTTTGTTGTCTAAAAAAGATTCATCTAACAGAAATCATGGTGCAAATTCTTATATGAAATCAATAAGGGATATGGGGCTTGATGTGACCAGTGAACATAAGTTTATTCCTGAAAAATATAAATACAGTTCTTCTAAGCAAAGAATGGGACTTTTACGGGGATTAATGGATACTGATGGTTCCTGCACAAAAAACAAGACTAATTATCACACCATAAGTAAAAGGCTTGCATACGATGTTAAGCAACTGGTAGAATCTCTTGGAGGAATTGCCATAATAAAGTCATACGACAGAACATCAGAAGGTAAGAAAGTTGAGTATCAAGTCAACATACGTACAAATTTTTGTCCTTTCACCCTGAATTCAAAAGCAAGCTCATGGAGGGTAAACAAAAGATTTCTTGTAACAAGGTATATATCTTCGGTAGAATACATAGGTGATAAGCCATGTCAGTGCATACGGACTTCTGCTCCGGATGAATTGTATTTAACTGACGAATGTATAGTTACACATAATACCTGCCAGTCGATTGGCATCGTAAATACTGCAGGTGCCTACCCTTCCCTTGTAATCTGTCCTTCTTCACTGAAGATTAACTGGAAAAGGGAGTTCGAAAAGTTTGCCGGAGTTGAAGCACTTATACTTAACGACAGCGTAAAATCCACATGGGGTTATCTGTTACAAATGCGAACGGCAGACGTCTGCATCTGCAATTACGAAAGCCTGAGAAAGTTTTTCGTATGGAAGTACAGGAAGGGTGACAGGCTTAAGGATATAGTGTTCAACCCTTTCATCAGCCTGTTCAAATCTGTTATCATTGACGAAAGCCACAGATGCAAGGACCCCGGGGCCCAGCAGTCCAAGTTTATTGCCGGAATAGCTCACGGTAAAAAGTACATCATGGAACTTACCGGTACTCCGGTAGTGAACCGACCGCGTGACCTGATATCACAGCTTGCCATAATGGATCGCCTTAATGACTTCGGTGGAAATTCTTATTTCACTGCAAGATATGGTGACGGAGAAAACCTTGAAGAACTTTCTCAAAAGCTATACGAAACATGTCTTATAAGGCGTGAGAAGAAGGACGTGCTTACACAGCTTCCAGACAAGACAAGGGTTGACATCTACATTGACATAGAGAAGGAATCTCCGAGAGATTATTACGAAGCCTACAAGATGGCCGAAGAGAATCTTAAGGAGTATCTTATTACATACAAGTCGTGCAGCGAAGGTCAGGCACGCGCCAAGATGCGTAATAAGGCACTCGTTCAGTTCATGGAGCTGAGAAGCATCGTTGCATTATGCAAGGTTAATCCAGTAATAGATTTCCTGAAAGACTTTATTGCTACCGGCAGAAAAATAGTCGTATTCTGCTCCTCACATTCTATCGTAGACAGTATTAAATCGGCATTTCCTGATTCGGTTATGGTAACAGGCCGGCAGGATTTCATACAGAAGCAGGCTTCCGTTGACGTGTTCCAGAACAGGCCGGAGATTCAGATAATAATATGCTCCATCAAGGCGGCAGGAGTTGGAATAACTCTTACAGCTTCTTCCACCGTACTTTTCGTTGAACAGCCCTGGACTTACGCGGATCTTGTACAATGCGAGGACCGGTGCCACCGTATCGGACAGAAAAACAATGTTACAGTATACAACGCACTCGGTCAGGGAAGTATAGACCATCGTATATACAACCTCATACAAAAAAAAAGAAGCATTGCCAATCAGATAACCGCGTCCTCTGACGACATACCGAAAGATGAATGTTACTTCGATGAACTTGTCAACTTGATTCTATATGATAAGCAGGAAGAGTCGTGCAGCGATACTTGAATGCCTTGAATACGTGATTTCCCTTTTCCCTGACAACAACAGGGGATATAATACTTCACGCACTTACAGAAAAGCATTGAAGGAATATATACGAGAAAACAAAATCGAACAAAATGAAAGAAAAGAGAACACCATTGCGGAGAAAATCTCCGCTTCGAATGGTAAAGATAAGGAAGGTAAGCAAAAAGCAGGAAGCACTTAACAATGAAATGAACAAGATAAAGAGGGAGCTTCCTGACAGATGCTGTATATGCGGAAGGCCGGCCGTTGATCCGGCACATCTTCTTCCACGGTCAATGTATCCTGAATACTATACGGCAAAATGGAATGTGGTTCCTATGTGCCGTGAACATCACCGTCTGTATGACAATGATATAGAATTCAGAAAACAGCAGAAGAAATTGTACAAAATCGTGCTGGAGCATGACGAATGCGCGGCACACAGATATTTTAAATCATACGAATTATGAACATAACAAAAGCAATAGCTGAACAGGTTGCAACAAAAATGGTGAAACCTATAGCTGAACGTATCAGCAATGAACATGACATACTTAATGATATAGTGAAAGATATAGCAGTAAGAGGTATTCCTGAACAGGTATATGATATTTTCACTAAGTATCCAAGGTTCTTTTATCAAACAAGGGCCGTATACATCGCAAACGGTTCACAGGTTACAAGGGTGGAAATTAAAGAATGGCTTCCTTGCGGAGGTTCATGCGGATGTGGATTGAATGTTCCGTGTACTGCAGAAGAATCAGAAAAGGTTTCAGTGCTACAGGAAAGGATAGAAGAACTTAGGGATGAAAAGAGCAGGACATACAATTCTATAGTGAACACCCTCCTATCTCTAAGGAATTCAAAGAAAGTTAAGGAAGCATTTCCAGAAGCATACGAATACATAAAGGGATATGAAGATAAAACTACAACAGAAGTGGCACTTCCTGTTGAAACCATAATGAATACAATCAATAAATACAGAAAGGAGTAAGCTATGGCAAAGAAAAAAAACGTAGTGAAGGTTGAGACAAGAAAGGACGAAGTAAGATATGTAACAAGCGACATAAAAAAAATGCTTGGAAAGTTCCTGGTAAAATCACTGAAAAGAACATGGAGTGAAGCGTTTGCTGATGAAGGTACCGGAGAAGTGGTAAATATTGACCGTCATGAGATAATCTTTGACGCTGGTACCTACCTGGGGCAGGAGGAAATATCTAAAATCAACTTTTATATGCAGGAAGGATCCATTAAGGAAGTTGAAGTATCAAATCAGAGACGAATGGCGTTCGAAATGACAACTGACAACTTTATTCCGTACATGGCACAAGTATTATGTGACATGAAAAAAAAGAAGTTCCTGCTTAAAGCACAGTCTATAGACCAGGCAAGGGAAATCGTTAAGGACTTCACAGAACTCAATTTCAAAGGAAGTTTTCGGATAACCCAGATTAAGGAGTTTGATTATTGCATAATTCTTGTTGACAAGCTATCAACTACCCCTCTTGATGAACTCGGAAAGCTTGTTATGGAGAATTCAGAACTTTATTCTGACGAGGAAATCAAGAAGATATGCGGAGAGGACAAGGCCGACATTCCTGAATCCAAATTCTACAACATTGACGCACGAATCATTTTTACTACAGAAGGAAAGGATGAAGACAAGGAGGAAACTAACAGGCAGTTTGTCGTACAGACTTATACTGCAGAACGCGCGATAATGCTTATCAACAGATACCTGAATGACGAGCAGGACAAGCTCGAAGAAGAATGCAAGGAGAAAAACAGAGGTTTTGACAGGAAGATTATCCATGCGTCTATTGAACAGTCAACCATCATACCGATTAGCCAGTACATACCTAAAGAATTCAGCTTAGCCTATGCCACAGAAGAATAGAATCAGTATTTCGGACCTTCTCAAAATAAAGAAGAATACCTGTAAAAAGACGCATGATGATGAAGAACACCGTCTTCAATGTGCGTGCGTTAAATGGTTCAGGATGCAGTATCCTTCCATAAGCTATGTGCTTTTTGCTATTCCCAACGCTGCAAGAAGATCTGCAAGAAATGGCGCGTACATGAAGGATGAAGGTATGCTACCTGGCGTTTCAGACCTGATTCTTCTAAAGAGCAACCGTCATTACGTTGCACTTTGCATTGAAATGAAAACACGTTCCGGTAAGCAGAGTGATTCTCAGAAGAAATGGGAACAGGAAGCTGTAAAGAACGGAAGCAAATATATAGTCTGCCGTTCATTTGAAGAATTCAAGGATGTGGTTAACGAATATATAAGAGATATGACATGAAACGAAACTCATTCTTGCTGTATACGGATTCAATGGACATAATCAGTGAGTTGTCAGACGCACAGGCAGGAAGGCTTCTAAGGGCAATGGTATTATATCAGAAACATCTTGACGATCCTACCAATATGGAATACGAAGAGTTTGTTTCTGACAGTATCGTCAAGATTGCATTTTCTCCTGTAAAGAATCAGTTTGACCGCGATTATGAGAAGTACAAGGATGTGTGCAGCAAAAGGGCTAATGCCGGAAGGAAGGGAGGTCTGAGCAAGTCTTTAAGGGTATCTGCTATTCAGGCGGAACCCTTATCTCCTGTAAAGACATTAATTGACATTGAAAAAGAACTTATGTCTGATGAATTATGGAAAGAGCAGATGTGCAGGCAGTCCGGAATAGGTGCCGTAAACTTCATGAAGATAATTCAGGAACAGATTAAAAAGTTCTTTGAATACATAAGTGCAACCGGATCAGAAAAAACGGTCCTCACAAAAGATGATGCCAAAAGACGCTTTTTCTGGTGGTGGACAAACACAGGCGTTGATGCCTACAATAAATGCAGAGACAATGGAAAACAACGTACAACAGATAAAAACTCAGTTAAAAGCAAGCCAGATATACAATCTCGTAAATCGGATGAAGAAAGATATACAGGAAGTTTCTGAATTCGACCTGACAGATTATGATGAATTTGACCGTCACTGTGCGATGATAGAACAGATAGGTTCCGCATATATGGAAAGAGAGTTCAGGGAGTTTGTTGTCGACGAATATAACCGTGACGTAATAAGGTTTCTGGTATACTACTTCAACAACTGCAAGCTTGCTGAGAATATATTCCCGGGTAAAGACTATAAGGTACATAAAAACCTTATGATACTCGGAGTTCCGGGTACGGGAAAGACGCTTTTAATGCAAGTGTTTTCTGAATACCTGAAACTTACTAACAACCCTAACATGTTCTTTAATCTTTCCGTAACACAGATGATGAACTACTACAAGATTAACGGACATATAGACCGATACACCTACAATGAGGAAGGAGGAAAAGGAATAGATGGAATGCCGTTTAATATCTGTATTAACGATATTGGCCTTGAAACTGAGAATCAGAAAAGCTACGGTACATCGCTTGACAGCGTGATAGATGAATTCCTGTATGCAAGGTATGAGATATATCAGTCACACTTCAAGAAGTACCATATAACCAGCAATCTTGATCTTGATGAGTTCAAGGAAAGGTTCGGATACCGTCTTATAGACCGGTTCAAGAGTTTTAACGTAATACCGCTCTTGGGAGGGAGCAGAAGAAAATGATTAAAAGTACTGAATATCCTATGAATATAGGAGGAAGAGGATACCAGAAGGAATACAAGGGATTTGATATCGCGGTAATCATCAAAAAAGGAGAAGGAGTCCGGATATTCATTCTGAAAAAAGATGGGGGTATTTTCCATCAGGATAAGAAGAAGTATGCAGAAGTGAACGAATGTTTCTCTAACGCTGAGAAAATCATTGACAACGCGGTTCAGGCTTCAAGCATTATCGAGCAGTCGAAGGTTAAGGACGAATCGGAAAGGATGAAAGACAAATGCTATTCAGCCTGCATGTCTGCATTTGCTAATGCACTTACTTTCTCAAAAGGTGACAACTCCAGAATAAGATATTTCTTTGAATACGAACTCCAAAAACAATTTGACAAGATATGAATGCAGTAGACGAATTGCTTTTATTTATTGGAAGCAGACTGGCCTATGGGCTTATGGTTTTTTCCGAAGAATACGGATTGCTTTCTCTTGAAAGCGTATCTCGTGACGGAATGGTAGAACTGAAAGGAATTTCAGGAGAATCTATTTATCTGCCATTTTTTAAAGTTAAGCCGGTACTTTACCCGAACCCTTCTTTTGTCCCACTAAATCCTCCTGTTGTAAACAATGACGGAAATGTTATATGTGAAATGAATTTCGGTCCGGCACAGTTCAGCGATATTCTTTCTCTTATACAAAAAGGGAAAGCGGTTTCAGTTTATGATTTACCTTATAATCCGTATGTAAATTATGCCAATAAGCAAAGTTTATAATATAGATTGCATGGATTATATGAAATCCATTCCTGACAAGTTCTTTGAACTTGCTATAGTTGATCCACCGTATGGTCTCGATAAAAAAAGTACCCACGGAAGAGGTAAACTTAAAAACAGGTGTCTAAACAGGGGAAATATTCAGCGATGGGATATCCGTCCTACAAAGGAATACTTTGATGAATTGTTTCGTGTCAGCAAAAATCAGATTATATGGGGAGGTAATTACTTTCCTCTTCCTCCAACAAGATGTTTTGTATGTTGGGACAAAAAGCAGGTATGGGAGAATTTTTCACAATGTGAATTTGCTTGGACTTCTTTTGATAAACCAGCTAAGCATGTAAGTATTTCGAATAAGGGAGGTAAAGCTGATAAGGGTAAATTTCATCCCACACAAAAGCCAATCGCCCTGTATGCTTATCTTTTACGAACATTTGCAAAACCTGGCTATAAGATTCTTGACACTCACCTGGGAAGTGGAAGTAGCAGGATTGCAGCTTATAAGATGGGATTTGATTTTTTTGCCACAGAAATAGACAAAGATTATTTCGATGCGCAGGAAAAAAGATTTCGTGAAGAGTGCATGAATGAATATGAAACAGCTTCTGGAACAATAACACAACAAACTTTATTTTAAAATCCACTTTACCTAAACTTTACATAAAATGAATTTAAAACCAATAAGTCCATGTGAATTAAATCCTGGTGATTACATAGTTAGTTTCTATACAGGTATACACTATAAGGTTATCGAACCTGACAAAAAAGGTATGGCCAAGCTGCTTAATCTTGATACTAATGAGGAAGAAGATTGGAATTCATGCAACAACAATCACTTTAATAAACTTGAAGGACAGTTGGAGATATTTTGATATAAAATTTTATTGATATGATAAAGTTACTCTATATAGACCTTTTCTGCGGTGCCGGGGGAACCAGTACCGGAGTAGAAAACGCACGCTACAAAGATGAACAATGTGCGAAAGTTGTCGCTTGTGTAAACCACGATGCAAACGCAATCGCCAGCCATGCTGCCAACCACCCGGATGCGCTGCATTTCACGGAGGACATCAGAACTTTGGAACTGTCTCCTTTGGTGGCGCATGTGGAACGGATGAAGAAGATTTATCCGGATGCACTGGTTGTGCTGTGGGCCAGCCTTGAATGTACGAATTTCAGTAAGGCAAAAGGTGGGCAGCCACGGGACGCTGACAGCCGGACGCTGGCAGAACACTTATTCCGCTACATCGAAGCCATTAACCCTGACTATATACAGATAGAGAACGTAGAGGAGTTCATGAGCTGGGGAGATATGGATGAAAAAGGGCACCCCATCAGCAAAGACAAAGGACGATGCTATGAGAAGTGGAAACGCAACGTCAGGAAATATGGCTACGATTTTGACTGGCGCATTCTTAACGCTGCCGATTATGGTGCCTATACTACTCGTAAGCGGTTCTTCGGTATCTTCGCTAAGCGTGGACTTCCGATAGTATTCCCGGAACCAACACACTGCAAGGATGAGAAAAACGATATGTTCGGTCGGCTGGAGAAGTGGAAGCCTGTTAAGGATGTGCTGGACTTCTCCGATGAGGGAGAAAGTATCTTCTGCAGGAAGAAGCCGCTGGCAGAGAAAACTCTTGAACGCATCTATGCCGGACTGATTAAGTTCGTGGCTGGAGGTAAGGAGGCTTTTATTGTAAAGTATAACTCTATGAGTCGTACGGGGAAATACCAGGCACCAAGCGTTGACGAACCATGCCCGGTTGTGGCAACACAAGGACGGCTTGCATTGGCAAAGGTAAACTTTGTTCATAGTTCTTTCGTGTCTGCTTATTATGGGAATGGTCACAATCACTCTGTAGAACAACCTGCACCAACGGTTACGACAAAAGACAGGTTATCATTGGTAAATACGAGTTTTTTGTGTTCATACAATTTTAAGGATACAGGAAAGAACATTAATCTGCCATGCCCCACTTTGTTGACTAAAGACAGGTTAGCATTGGTAAATTCTGTTTTCATAGACAACCAATACGGTACCGGAAAACCGACATCTATTGAGCTGCCAGTTGGTACAGTAACCACGGTGCCGAAGTTCAATATGGTAAGCTGTAAACCGTTGATAATGAATACAGCTTTCTCGAATATTGGAAGCAGCATTGAGCAGCCCTCACAAACTATCACGGCCAACCGTAAATGGCATTACCTTATGAATCCACAGTTTGCCAGTGCAGGAGGTTCTGTAAACAATCCTTGTTTTACATTGATAGCACGGATGGACAAGATGCCTCCCTATTTGGTAGAAGTTGAAGGAGGTATCGGTATACAGGTCACACCTGTGGACAGTCCGATGACTGCCAAGATTAAGGAGTTTATGGCTCTTTACGGTATCATCGACATCAAGATGCGTATGCTTCGGATAGCAGAACTCAAGAAAATAATGGGATTTCCTGAAGACTATGTACTGATTGGGCCACAGTCAGACCAGAAGAAGTTTATCGGTAACGCCGTGGAGGTGAACATGGCCCGCGTGCTTTGTGAGGCTATCTGTAAGGAGATTATCAGAAAACGAAAGGTTGCGTGATATGGGAAAGCAGGAAAGTATGGATGACCGGTTCCAGATGGCTAAGGATTTGACCAAAGCTGAAAGGGAACTGAAGATTGAGCAATGGGTTGAAGTAACTATTTACTACGGATATGCAGAAAAACAAGTAAGCTTATATCACTACAATCTTCCCCGTGAGATGTATTTCCGGTACCAATGGGTAATCAGATGGAGGATGGCGAAATTACAGTGCCAATACCCCAAACAGATTGTATCTACAAGCCTGTACTTCTATGACAAGCGTTCTGGAGAATCTATGGAGGTTAGCGGTTGCCTTAGTAAACTTATATCAGCAAAAGCCCAGATAACAAAAGCAGAACGCAGGATGAATGAATACATAGAACACAACCGTCAGAACAATCTGTTCTTTGACGAGGAATCCGATGAGGAGCTGGTTAAGTTCCTGGAGAAACTGGAGCGAAAGAAACTCGAATGTGCTGAGTGTGAGAAACGATTAGAATTATTAGTTGAAAGAAAGAGAAATAATCAATGAAAACGAAATTGTATTACCTGTTCCTGGCAGTCATGTGGTGGATGCTGGGATAGGTGGAAAGGAGAAATAGTATGCAAATATCAATAACAGAAAAAGAAGTCAATGCAATAGATTTTGGATTAGAACAGATTAGAGACGCATTGGAAGGCTCCTCTTCTGAGGAATACAAACAAAATGCTGAAGAAGCTATGAGAAGTCTGGGTAATATATTAAGAAAATGCCATTTAGCGAGAGAAAAAGCCAATGAACTTAATGAAGCCAAAAGATATATCCGTTCAAGAAACGGATATATGCCACCTACAAAGCTGGATAAAATGGCAAGACTATTTATAAATAAAACTAAAGATAATATATATAAGAAGGGATATTAAATTCAGAGCTAAAGAAGTAAATACTAATAAGTGGGTGTTTGGAGACTTGCATTTGATTGCAAATTTTCCCCATATACACTCAGAATACTATGATAAACATTTGATATATCCAGATACTATCAGACAATACACTGGATTGAATAACAAGAATGGAAAGGAGATTTACGAAGGTGATATACTAAAAACTTTTACCGGAAGCAAATGCGAAGTAGTATACCATGAAGCATCATTTAAAATCAGATATAACAAGCGTCACGAATCTAATATATTGACGAGAAGTTCTGTATTGGTTTTAGATTATGAAGTGATTGGCAACATTTACGATAACCCTGAATTGTTGGAGGAATGAAGTATGGAATGGGAAGTAAAAGTAAAATTAGCAACGTATTTAAACAAAGGCGAAAGCGAAAATGCATGTGAACTTGTTTTAAATAACGATATGGATTTACAGGCGTGGGATATGTTTCTTACTGGAATGGATTTAAGAGATTATGAAGCATATAAGCCGTTACTGCCTAAGATTGAAGATGCAAAAGTCATGATTAGCCAAAACTTAGGGCTTAGGGAGATTTTAAGAATGAATGCTTTAATTATAAAATTGGAGGAATAATTATGTTGAAAAGCGGTTTATTTTCTGTTGTATTTAAAGTTGATAACGTAGAAATGAGAGAAGAATATCAGCTTGCATACAGAACGGAGGAGGAGATGAAAGAAAATTCCACGATATACCAGCAAGCTAAATCCGCAATATCAAAGGATTTAGGCACAAGACGATGCTGTGTTGATATAGTTAAGATAATGAGAATACATAATGATTTAATTGTTGAGGAATAAGTTATGAGCAAACAAGTCTTAGATATTTCACAGATGCAACACCTTAAAGAGTTGGGAGTTGATGATAGTAATGCCAGTGTATATTGGCATAGAATACTTCGTTTAAACACGGGTAAGGTAGTAACAGATTGGTTTAAGTCGTTCAATAAGTCAGAGTTGTGTTTGGATTCGATGAAGGTTGAAACAGTACCTACGTTTACTTTAGATGATATTTTTGATTTGATACCAAGTGAAATTATGAAAGATGAAACAACAAGCACGCTTGATATATTAAAAACATCACAAATATATATTGTATGTTTTTGGAGCGGAGAACCTTTGTTCAGATGCGATAATAGTATTTTAATTGACGCAGCCTACGAAATACTGTGTTGGTGCGCTGAAAATGGATATGTAGATACAAAAAAGTAAATAATATGGAAAAGAAAATGGTTATAGTGCCGTTTGAAGTAGAATTGGCAAAGAAAATTACTAATAATGAGTGTGAGGGGAAAATTATAACACGTGATGGACGTAGTGTGAGAATTCTTTGCTTTGATAGAAAAAGCGAAGCACCTATTGTATCACTTGTGTTAGTAGATGGAAATGAAGAAGGATTTCATCCATATACATTAGATGGAAGATGGAAACATGAAAAAGAAGACAAATTTGACCTCATGCTTGAAATCCCCGAATACATGACGTTTAAGGATGGTGATGTAATTGCTTTTGGTCATACAGAAAAATCTATTGCTATCGGAATATTCCACAGGAATAAAAATTATAAAAGTCATGAATGTTATGTAAAGTTGGATTGGTCTGGAGGTTTGGTTTACGATGTAGATCCACTTACTTATAATAATGCAAGATTTGCAACCGAAGAAGAAAAACAAAAACTGATTGACGCACTGAAGGAAAGCAAAGATCCTGAAGCGAAAGAATGTTTGAAAATGTTAGGTATTGAAGTAAAGACGAAGTGTGAATTTAAGCCTAAAGATTGGATATTAATAAGAGATAATTCCGAGGACATGTGGTGTCTGGATATATATTCTCATAAAGTTTGGGATAAGGATGAGAAATGTTATCATTATTATTGTGTAGGCGGTTGGAGTTATCAGTGCATACCTTACAACGACCAAACCGCACACTTATTAGGAACTACAGATAATTGGGAGGAATAGGTATGAAGAAGATAATGTTCAACGATAAGTACGGACTTACAAAAGCCGTACTTGAAGGAAGAAAGACGCAGACAAGGAGAATTATTACTCATCCAAAGACATTTCATGGTAAAGATGTATGCGGATTCTATGTTTGTAAAAGGGCTTCAGATGGTGTTGTAACGGACGTTTGTATGTACGATGAGGATGAAAGTTTTATTGATGAGGGTCAGATTTTGCCAAAGTATGAGATTGGCGAAATCGTAGCTGTTGCGCAAAGTTACAAAACGATAGATGATTACTATAAATCGGCATATTCCTACAATCATTCAGCACATGGCATGACAGTATGTGAGTTTGATGGTGTATCGGATAAAGACGTTCACGAGTGGAATATGATTGCTGTCAATTACAGAGGTAAAAAAGTTTGGACTAACAAATTATATGTAAAGCCAGAGTTAATGCTTCACTTTATTCGTATTACCAATGTACGTATAGAACTACTGAAAGACATAAGCGATGAGGATTGTTTGGTAGAAGGAATAATAAAAGGAAAATGCGGTAGCGCAGATACTCACTTTATGGATGCTTACTATGTTCCAAACGAAATACAGCCATACTGCACACCTAAAGAAGCCTATGCAGAATTAATAGACAAAGTAAGCGGGAAAGGAACATGGGAAAGCAACCCATACGTATTTGTTTATGACTTTGAACTTATAAAATAATTGAATTATGGAATTTAAAGTTGGTGATATAGTAAAGGTAAAAGATATTGAGGATTTGATTAAAAGAGGTAGATGTGACGAAAAGACTGCACGTCATATTTCAGGTGTAAAGTTTATAATTAATGCGTTTGTCGTAAAATCAAATCAATATGAACTTAAAGACAAAACTGGTTATACAGTATATTGTTATGAATATGAAATTGAAAAATGCGAGAATATCGAAAATGAAAGCATCAAGAACGACCGTAAAGACGAAAAGATAATGATGGATCTTCTTCCATGGCCGGAGCTTGAAGAAATAGCGAAAGTATATACTGCAGGAGCCAAGAAATACGGACCCAACAAGTGGCAGAACTTACCTGACGGATACCAGAGATACAAGGGTGCAATGCTCAGGCACCTGACGGAAGTTGAGAAAGGAAATGAAATTGACCAGGAAACAGGGTGTCTGCATATAGCTCAGGTGGCATGGAACGCTATTGCAATGCTCCATTGTAAAATGAAAGAAATGAAACCACATTCATAAAAAATTCCTGAAAACGCAAATGACATTGATAAGTAATAAGTTAATTTGCTTCTATGGAAAATATAAAGATACAATTCAAGGGAATAACCCGTAACACTGACGATGGAATAAGTGCTGACGGTGAATGCATGGAGCTTATTAATGCTCGCGTGAACAATTCAAGTATAGAACCGATTGGTAAACCGATAATGCTAAAGCAGACTGCACACACGTATTCCAAGATATACCATCATTCTATAGCTAAAAGGTATATAGGAATAACCGAGTCCGGCCAGATGTACGAAATGCCGGAGGATCTTTCATCAGAAACTATAATGACCGGTGATTTGAAGGCAAAAAGCATAGAATTTATAGGAAATACAATATCGGTAATAACAGATGAAGGTATAAGGTATATCCTTTTCAGGAACGGTTCATATATTTATCTTGGTGAAATTCCTGACGTACCTGAGTTTGGAATTGATAAGGAAGTGAAAGCTGTTTCCGTTGATATAGATGAAATATCAGATAACGATGATGAAGTAAGGTATGGTAACTTCACTAAAGTTCTTAGCGAAGCTAATGAAAACGGGTGTTACTGCTATTCTGCTGCGTTTTGCGCGGCTTTCAGGCTGTTTGACGGAAGTTATATCAAGTCAACTGAAATACAGATTATATTCCTTGATTCTGATGATTCAGTGACTATTACTTATGGAGACAGGAATAACCCCCAGAATATTGAATTGTCCGGAGGTTATTCAAATCAGTTTTTTGCTCAAACAAATTCGAATGGAGTTATGCAGGCACATATACTTTGCTTTAAGCCTTCATTCTTTTTTGAAGAATATGATCTTTCCGCATGGAGCGATATTATAATAGGAATAGAAATATTTTCCACTGATAATTTTAGGACAAGACTGCAGAAAGACTATGTCGGAATTTATATATCACAGTTTGAGATGAACTGCAAGAAACCGATTGAAAGGGCGAATAATATCAGCCTGATGTATAATATTACATCGTTGAAACTTGGTGAAACAAAAAAATCTGTTGATATTGACGTTTCTATAGATAACCTTGCAACCCTTCCGCACATGGTTGACAGTTTTAACACGCATCATTCAATATTGCCAAAATCGTCTTATTCATATAACAACAGGCTTCATCTTATCGGAATAAAGAGAACTCTTTCAAGTGGTGTAAGAGTGTCTTCTACCGCAAAGGAATATCAATTCCTGATACACATATACATTCATGCTTCAGACGGTGATAAAGTTATAGAGAAATGGGAAATAGGTCAATACATAAGGACATTCATCATGTACCCTGACAGCAGGGCATACAAGATGATCATATATAGATATGAATATAATGTTCCGGTTGTAGGAATCCAGATTGATTTGAAAAAAAGCGATTACTTTGATTTTTCATTTTATTGTAAGGAATATGAATATGGAAGAGGAAGCGTTAAAAAAAAGACAGGGTTCTTTGACGTTATAAAGATAAGCGATTTTGAAAGCATGGAAGTTGGAGAAACAACAGACAACATGGATTACGAAAAAGGAAATGTAATGTATGTTTCAAACCTGAACAATCCGTTTTTCTTTCCTGCTGACCAGGTTTATCAGTTTAATACTGATATTGTCGGAGTACAGTCAAACGTCGTGGCCCTATCTCAAGGACAGTTCGGCCAGTTCCCTCTTTACGTATTCACCAAAGACGGTATATACGCCATGAATGTAGGAAGCGGAGAAGTCGCATATTCAAATCAGACACCTGTTACGCGTGACGTGTGCAACAATCCGGATTCTATATGCGGACTTGATACTATGGTCGCATTTTCAACCGACCGCGGTCTTATGGTAATTAACGGAACTGTTACAGAGCTAATCTCGGAAAAGATATACGGATTCCTTCCTTCATGTTCCGTATCTTCACCTATAATAGTTAAGATACTAAATGTAGCTTCTCTGGGTGACGATATATCAAGCGTTGTGTTCCCTGACTATATCGAAGAAGCAAAGATAGGATACAACTATGAGGCAAAGGAAATTGTTGTTGCCAACATGAACTTTCCTTATTCATACGTTTATTCTTTGAAAACCGGTGAATGGCATAAAATATCACAGAAGATATATTCATTCGTCAACTCCTACCCTTACACGTGGGCTGTAAGCGGGAACCAGATACTTGACCTTAACAACACCCATAGAAGCGTGTCTACCATAGCACTTATAAGCAGGCCTATCAAGATGGGTACTCTTACACACAAGCGAATACTTCAGACAGCTTTAAGGGGAATAGTAAAAAGAAGCCTTTCCGACCTTTACATAAAAGGCGAGCCGGTAATGTTCAGAGGTGACACGGTAGATATATTTTCTGACGTAGGAATGTATGTACTTGCTTCAAATGACGCTGAACACTTTGAACTTGTTGCTAAAAAGGAAAAGATGGCTGATATAAGGGACCTGGTTACAAAGATGAACAAGAGCAGGCCATACAAATACTTCTTGGTGTGTCTTGTAGGAGGTGTGAGGACTGACGTATCAATCAACTACATAGAAATGAATGTGGATGAAAGCTTTACGAACAGGCTCAGATAGAAAAAAGAAAAGGGAAGTTTTTAGCTTCCCTTTCTTATATTCCCATGTTTGCGGCCCTTCTTCTTACTTTAGGTGCCAGAGCGCATATACAGTCCTTCACGTTTTCAAGAGCGTTTAAAACTCCTTCAGGACTTATGCCGTATCCGTTGTCGAAAAGCCATCTGAATGATATGTATTCAACAAGATAATCAGATACAAGGCTGTCAAGAGATTTTGATATTTCTTCCTTTTTGGCTCTTTCGCTTATAATCTCTATTGATTTGTCTGTGACAATCACCTTAAACAGCTTTTTCTGTGCGTAAAAGTTTATTTCATTTAATGCAGCCTCAAAATAGTCTAGGAGAATGTCTGAATTGTCCTTACATGCCTGTACAATGCTGTCATGGGTATTATTCTTTTTAAGGGCTTCTCCTATATAGTATGTTTTTGTATATACTTTATTCAATATTGATTCCTTGTCCATGATTATCTTTCCGGCTTTTTATGTTCGTGTAGAAACTTTGTTATATTATTGGCATTTACAATTACCTTGTCCGCATAATATTTTACATCTTCCTTATTGGTTATTGAATACCATCTCTGGCATATCGAATTGGAAACATAGTTTTTTATGCACTGTTCCAAAGATGGAAGTAATGATTCTTTCCAGTTTGATGGAAGTTTAAGTTCAATTGTAATATTATCTGCGTCAAAAGAAAGTGAACCATATGATGAAACAATATCATTCAATTCAGACACTGATTCTTTCATAAATGATTCAATTATTTTTATTTCGTCTTTTGAAAGTGAAATTCTGTCGATGTCTCCAATTGCTTTCCCTGTATGTGATGTGATTACATAAACATCATCATATATTTTGCTTGATTCTATTGTTATGTTTACATCCATTTTTTCTGATTAAAAGAATTTAGGCCATTGCATATATTTAAGTATCATTCTGTGCTTATGTGGATTTTTCCATTCGTTAAATTAGTGATATATGCAATGTTCGTAAAAAATCTTGACATATACAAGTAAAATGAAGTAAATTAGAATTCAATTACACGGTTCTTTCATTTAAAATCGATTTGATACGCTTTGTGGCAGCCGGAGGGGGCCACGGGCGTGAAGCACGATCTGGGGGGAGGTGGGAAATTTTGCCTCCTGATTTTCGTCTTACGGGAGAGGGAGTCCTTGTTTTTCCATCCCTGCGGGAAACCTGCTTCTGGGAATCTCTACGTTGACAGACAAGAGGTCATAGACTTCCTGCCCCCGTTTGCCGGATATGACGGCTTTCAATACGTTCAGCATCCCAACTCCTTTCTGCAATGGTCGCACAAAAATTTCTTTGCCACCGGAAACATCTTCTGACCGACATAGCCGGAAAGATATTGCGCTTCCTCCCCGTAAGGGTCAATGCCGAATGCCTGTGAGATATGGCGGCACAGATGCCCTTTCTCGTGGTCAAGCGAGTTCTGGAACTGAGCAGGGGTAGAGGTGAGTGAAATCACCATTACCGTTTCATGACCCCGGAAACTCGAATAGGTCAGTCCGGTATTCAGATTACCCTCTGTCAGATTGCGATACGCCTGTTTCAACGAATCTCCACGGCAACCGCAATCATAAAGGTCTTTCATTATCCTTTCAGTCCAGTAAGTGGTAACGGCATAATAGACCCTGACATGCCAGTCCCCGTATTTCGGTATGTAGAAGTCCTGTACAATCATAGCACGTCATCCCAGATTACCGGCGTTCCTTTCCCTATGCAGGTCGCAATAAACTCGTCAAAAGCCCTGCAAGGGTCTCCGTCCACATCATCAAGATAAAGTTTTACATGCAGGCAGAGGTGGGCTTCATCCGTAATTGACTTCTTGTAGAAGTCCGCCTTGAGCATGTTTGCCACATAGCACACGTCATAGCCTTTGTCATGCTCCACGGAAATGCCGTTCTTTTTCATCATTTCGTCCACTTCATCCTTGCTCCATGCCTCCAGTTTCTTTTCCTTGCCGGTGGCATCGTCTTTCACCTTCATTTTCGACACAGCCCATTCGCATAGTTTCTTGCTGAAATGAAAGCCGTAGTTTTCAAGATATTCCTTCATGCCGGAAGGGAACTTGCTGTATGTATCCAATCTCTGTTCCATGATTCTCAATTTACGTTATTCCCAAAAGAGGGGATTTCTCCCCTCTGTCTTGATTCAGCCGGTTAATAGAACTGCCCGTTCGCACGGCGGCGTCTGCGTTCGCCCATTTCATCCTCTTCACGCATACCCATCATAGGGTATTCGGGATAATAAGGCGGCATTATGCGGCGTTCGCCCATACCGGAACGTTCGCCATAATTACGCTCGCCATAACCTCTGTTCCCGTAACCGCTTCCGCTACTGCTACCTTCACGGAAACCCATGCCTCCCTGTATTTCACGCATGGCCTTTTCGTAGCCGTGCCTGCAGCCTTCATGGTAGGCTTCTTCGGCTGCATCCCTCATTCCGAAGCCGCGTCCGTAATCGTCGCGTTCTTCTTCCAATACGCTCCACATTCCCATAATTATTTCTTTGTTTTAGTTTCAGAACCAAGCCCCAACTGCTCCATAAGCTGTTTGTTCAACACCATAAGGTCTGCCATATTCCGGCTCATTTCAGCCATCTGCCCTTTCAGGTCGGTAATCTCCTTGTCCTGCTGCTGTTTGGCCGCAAATTCGGGGTTCAGCATATTAAGCATCTTGTCACAAGAGGCTATGACGTTCTGATGGTATTCAACGCTGTTAAGCAGTTCGATACTCTTCTGCTTCATCATAGCCACCTCGTTGTTCATTGCGTCACGCGAACAGGATATGACGATATTCCCGTTCTGTCCAAAGTCCGCTATCTCCATTCCAGCCGGGAGATTCTGGAAGTTCGTGTTCTGTCCGTTGATATTGACGGTTACATCAACCACCATTTCCATTGTCGGCATCTGCCCGATGGGCGGATTCATGGGATATTTCGGACGAGGTGCGGAAACACTTATCACCGAGCCGTATTCAATGAAAGGACTGTTCTCCTTATGAAGTATATACAACTGGCTGTTTGTTCTTAGATTCTGAAACATGATTGTTTGACTTTAATGTGGGAGGCTTGAAAACGCAGCCCCCCACTTTGTTATTTACTTGCTCTTAAACGAAGCGGTTTCCGCAGACGGTGCAGATGCGGCAGACGGCCTGTACCCTCCATTCACAAGATATAGTTCGTTTGTGTACTTGTTGTAATGGATTTCATACACGCCCTTACCCGAAAGGTTGGCCACCGTCACAGGCTCGTTGTCATGAGCCATCAGCGGACGTGTGTCACCGTTGGTGCCTATCAGGATGGGCAGCGTCGGCGAAGTACCTGCCGGGATGTCCTGACGGAGACTGACATAGAATCCCCCTACATAGTTCCTGCCATAGAAGGCATGGTTCGGAAGCTCCAGCGTCACATTCTCCGTACCCACATTCACCGCCAAAGTAGGCAGGGTATTGTAGTTCACCCTTCCAAGTCCCGGAAAGCCGAATGGAAATCCTGTAAAAAAGTTAGGCCACATAGTTTACCTCCTTTCCTACATTATCCCCAATAACCGCCATTACATCCGTAGCCGCCACGGCCATAGAAAGCCGCATCTCCTGCGTATGCTCCGTAAGCTGCCGCACGGAAACAGTCCGTATTGATTGCTGTCAAATTAGGGTATGGCACACTCACTGTGTTTGGCAATTTACACTTGATTCCGTCCACATCGCTCTGTAAAGCTTGTAAACCTGCCGCCAACGGTGCAATCTGCTGACTGAAAGTATTCAGGATGGTTGCATTCTGGTTACGCTGAGAAATTTCAGCCTGCAAAGTGGATTTCTCGGCTGTCAGTGCCGCAATCTTGTCCTGCAGTGCCTGATTCTGCATTGCATCCAATTTGGCAAGGATTGCATTTGTGTTTGCGGTAGCACCGTCACGCAATGACAACGCATTGTTGTTCATCGTGGTGGTAAGCGCATTCATTGATTCGCAATTCTGCAGCCGTCCTTCATAGCCCTGTCTCTCAATGGCTGTCTGCGTCTTGCAGCAACAATCGGCAAGCTGGGTAAGGATTGACTGGTTCCCGCTTTGCATGGCATTAATAATCTGGTTAGTTGACAGCCCCACCTGATTACCAACCTGCGTGATGCTGTTCTGCACGTTGCACAAGGCAGTCTGCATCTGCTGCGTAGAGCAGCCAAACGAAGAAGAAAGCTGGGATATGGCATTTCCGTTGCCCTGAATGGCCTGCATCAGCAGTTCACGTCCTGCGTTTCCCGCCAGTTCTGCCGGAAGGCCGCTGCATCCGTTTCCGCCACGTCCGCCGAACAGACCGCCTCCATTACCGTTCCATCCGAAAATGGAAGCAATCACCACCAGCCAGATGATAGACCACCATCCGTCCTGTCCTCCAAATCCATTGCGGTTGCCCATTAATGCAAGCAGGGTAGGGTCAAGGCTGCGTCCTCCGCCAAGCATGCCCGGAAGTAAGGCGGTAATGTCAAGTTTGCTTCCGCCGCCATTGCCTCCATCGCTGTTAAAAACATAGGTTCTTTCCATGATGTATTTGTATTTTGTATCGTTACAACCAATATCGGCTGCATGACAAAGTTATCAATAAGCCGAATGATGGAAGAATTTACATTTCATAGAAAAAGGAAGTAATTTCACCGATTCAGGAAGGTGTCGTATGATTGAGTATGAATGATATGGTTCTGATGCTTAGTTTTGTCTTTTCCCTGATTTTCTCATAGACATACCCTTTTGAAACGGCATTGGCAAGTTCTCCCAAGTCGTTCATTATCTGTTTGTAAAGAAGATGTATTTCATTATCACGGACTGATGTGCTTTCACGTCTCTTTGATTTTTCCGACAATTTCATAAGTGTATTACTTTTTTTGATTAACTTTGCCCCTGCCAAATGATAGGATACAATAATAAAAAACAGTTCGCGTTGAAGATATTCAAGCCTCCAACGTGCGAACTGTTATGTTTGTATCTTATTATTTGGCGATAATTAAGAAACGTTGGGGGCTTTTCTTTTATCTCTAAAGCCCCGGAAAAGAGAAGTTTGTTATCAATAAAAGTTTAGAGTCCTGCTTCTACCCAAGACGAAATCAAGCTACTTCATAGATATACCTCCTTTCTAAAAACTCCACAAATTATAATTAATTGTTACTGCCAAAACTGGTGAAAAACCATGCTTCCCTACGCCATACCCAGCACTCAGACCAATCCCCCATTCCCTCTTTTTATGGTATATATCCCTGTAAATATATTTAGTCTGATATACCGTTTTGGGATATACCCGCAGTTCATCCAACCGTGGATCTACACCGCTGACCCTTGCGTAGTAATTGCTGTCCTGATACTCCTTGTATTCACGTAAGTGCCAGCAACTGTCGCCCACATGGATTGTGTCCGTATTGTCTACCCATGCGAGATAAGGCTGCGGAGACAGAATGTACATCGTATCCACATCGACCTTTGTAACTACATTGATTGATGTGATAGTATCAGTCTTTCCAACGACATTTCCAGTCGGCGAACGACTGCACCAGCCTAAACCGAATGCCAGTACGGCGATTGAAAAATATGGCAGATATTTCATAAATTAAGACATAAAAAAGCGGTGAACCATTGGAACACCGCTTTATATAAATTCTAGAAACGATTAGGACAGCATATTATAAATAATCTTGCTATTTGTTCTTTTTCTTTACAGTATATGGGGTCGTGCTTTGCATACCATCAATATGTTCAAACAATTGAGGCTCGACATTGGCTCCCATTGGGTCTAAAATAAAATCTATCCCTTCCCTGCGAGCCAATTTAGCCGCCGGAACAAAGTCTGAGTCGCCAGAAAACAAAACGATGGTATCAACAAAGCCTTTCAAAGCCAAAGATGCTATGTCTGTACCGATTTTCATATCAATACCCTTTTGTTTTACATCCAGATACACGTCACCTTCACATAAATCATCAATAGATTTTTTGCCAGACAAAAGGTCTTTTACCGTATTTGAACGTATCATCCAGTTATGGTTATCCTTTAACGAACCCATCCTCAATGCGACTTTACGTTTCTTTTTCAGCGTATTAATCAAATCCATCTTAAAATGATATTCCTCTGTCTTGCTAAAATCAATGGCTTTTTTCGTTACAGGATTATGGGCTTTCTTGTCTAATGGATAACAATCATAATAAAATATACGATAAAGAGTATTTTTGCCTCCCACATGCTTCATTGCCATCGTATAAAGCATTTCGGCAACTTCTTCACCAGTCTTTTTCTTATTCTTGTTATATAATGCATTGAATCTTTTGACGAAAAAACCGCCATCAATCAGAACCGCCACTTTTACAGGCGGGAAATTACTTTCTTTTTTTGACATAAATCTGTGGATAAAAAAACAAAAGCCCAAGGGTAGGCACATCCATTATTCGACAAGCAGCAATAGCAGGCTTTCGGATGTGCGTAGCCATGAGCATAATTCTGATGCAAAGATAAATATTTTATATCAAACAACAACAATTATATTATACTTTTGTGCCTTTTATGTCGTATAACATTCTCATGCGGTGTTCCAACAAGTCAAAGAACGCTTTTAAGTTTCACAGTTTTATTATTACACAAGCAAATCTTTGTATTCCTCTTTTGCATCAAAGCAAGGACACATCTTTGTCCATTCTTCAGGTTCAACGATACCATCACCGTCCAGGTCAGGCGATGTGTCACGATGGCCCAATACTTCCTTTATATCTGGATACTGCTTAATCAGTTTAGCAATAAGTTCACGCATCGCTTTCTTCTGTTCCGGCGTTCTGGTATCGTCAGGTTTCCCATGTTCATCCAACCCACCGATGTAACATATACCAATGCTGTGTTTGTTGTAGCTTACACCGGAGAATCCCTTGCTATTGCAGTGTGCCCCGGCAATGGTGAGCGAACGGCCAGCTTCTACCGTACCATCCAGCCGGATAACGTAGTTGTACCCGATACACTGAAAGCCACGGGATACGTGCATCTGATTAATCTCCTTTTTACCTATGTCCTGCCCAGCTTTTGTGGCCGAGCAGTGAATTACGATTGCATCAATCTTATTCATTTTCTCTCCTCCTTAGTTACTTCTTCAATGATTTCTCCAGCCGTAGCATATTTCTTCTTGATATAGCCGACCAGCAGCCGCTTAATCGAAGCCTTGTTCTTGATTCCGTGAATTTCACATACATGTTCCATGATTGAGTCAAATTCAAATACAATAGCTATTCCAAGTCCGCACATTGACGATACCGTATAAGAACAAATACCTACAGGCTGGAGAATAGCAACACCAAAACCGAATCCCAGCACCAGATACGAATTATATTCGATGAACTTGCACATAGTCCGGCGGCCTGCTCTTGAAAAACGGAAATCCTCTCCTCGCTTGACCACGCTGTCAATGATACCCAGGATAAAATCCGCTATAATCATGACCACAATGAAGACCAGCATCCAGCGAAGCTCAAAGACAACGCTTCTTATCTCTCCTGCAAAGGAGTAAGCCCCGGCAACCAGCAGCTGAGGGGCTATGATGTTAAGCAGCTTCTCCATCAGCTCACATGTTTATCGCTCCATCCTTTGGCCAGCCAGCCCAGATACACACCGAACAGGAAAGCTCCCGTGCTTACGATACTCGCCCAGAAAGGCACATACTGGTAATAGGCCAGCAAACCCACAATCACGGCTATTACAATAGCCAGCAAAATCAATTTCTTTTTCATAATAAATTTGGATTTTTAAAATTAAAACTATACTGATAACTGGTAGAGAAACACTCCTGCTGCCACCGCCATAAATACCCAGATACAGCCGAGCATGGCGGCCAGGATGTCCTTCCAGTCAAATCTCGCATCAAGATATTCCTTTACGGTTGAAACAAGGAACACCGCAACAGCCCCAATTACAGGATATGTCAATATATCCCATCCGATAATTCCATCTTGAATAATAGCCACCAACGAAATCAGCGCGCAAACCGATGAGCCTGTTACGTGGTGCAGAATTTTGTCCGTTCCGAATCTTTTCAATAGGTTATCTGTCAATTTCATAGATTAATAATTAATAGTATTACTACCCGGAAAAGCAGGCAAAGTATATACGGGTAGAGTATATACAAACCTCTCAATATATTTCTCATAATTAAAGGTTACCGAGTTATTCTACGAAGATATAGTTTTTCCGTTCAACAACTGGGGAAAATCAGTTGCCGCTCTTATTGATAATACTTGTCCTCCCTTCTCATTTGGATGGAGTTCGTCATCAGATAATAACCCCGGTTTCCACTCTGAACTTTCAAAACTTAATTGAACAGCATCCGCAAAATCAATTAATTTGTAGCTTTGTTCTTCTGATAATGTTCTTACATATCTGTTTTTATATGTATTAATATATCCCTCTTTGACAGCATTAGGTATTGTACATAGTATCAGTTCTATTCCTTTTTCATTACATATCTGTATTACCTCATCTAATGCCAATTTCCAATTTGCATTATAAATATCTCCAGTATCCTTATCATTCATACCCATCGCCCACACTAAGTATTTTGGAGTAGCATATTTGAGATGTGTTTTTAAAACTGTAAGCTGAGACAAACTTCCTGCACCACCATGAGAATCAAGAAGGAATGTATCATAACCAATCTTATAAAGATTATAGGCCCATCCCCAGTTTACCCAACCGCCATAGCTGTCTTGTATAAGCCATATATCTTTATTATAATCAATATTTACTTGCGAAAACGATAATAATGTTCCTGTGGTACCAACAGATTCAAAAAAAGCCGAATCATAACCAGGATTCATTATCTCTTTTTCCAACTTATATCTACCTGAATCGGAATACAAGAAAAGTTGAGAATACCCACCAACATTTCTTATATCAAATCCAAGAAATGTGCTAATAGTCAATCCGTGAGGGTATAGAGTATCATCAGTACCGTTACGACTTCTGGTTAATTTCACATTGGTATTATCTACTTCAATAATAAATCCTTGTTCACTCGTATCTTTACCAAATCTAACTTTTTCAAATTTTGTGAAATTAATATATCCGCATATTGAATAGTTTTTTCGAATATTATTATACTCCAATTCAACTCTTTTCCCATCGGTTATTTCCTCATTTTGCAGGTTCATAAAACCTATTCTAACAGTAGAACTACCACCCTGTGATTTTTTCAAGTCCGCAATATCTTGTTCATTTTTGCTTACTCTATTGGTTAATAAGATGTTTCCGGCTTTTAACCCTGCAACTTCTTCTATCAATCCTTTTTGCGAAGATTGCTTAATGACGAGCGAAAATGTTTCCTTAGTAGCTGTGTTTTGGTTTGTATAAATATATCCGTCATTTTCAACGACTAAACTATAATTTTCCAAAGAACCTGTGCCCTTAACATCGCTTATCTGTCTTACAATTTTATTATTATCTGTAAGTGCCCATGGTGTAATGTTGGTATTATTTGTAGAACTCAGTTCAATTACTTGACCTGCTTTTACATCGGTAACATAACCAGAATAATTAGATATTTCTAATGGAACTTCTGGAGCCTTGCTTCCAATTTCTATATTCAAAGCATAATAAGATGAATCATTGGTCAGCTCGGCTGAAGTTACATTTTTTACAATCTCTTCTTCACTACCTGTATTGATTATTTTATTTAATTCATCAATACTTTTGCTATTATCAGAAACTTTTTTATTCAATCCATCAGTACTTTCCTCTTCTATAATAAGAGAGAAACTACTCTTTGTAGCTGTATTTTGGTTTGTATAAATATATCCATCTTTCTCAACATTGATGGTATAACTTTCCAAAGAACCTGTTCCAAATGAATCATTTTTTGCAACTATCAGTCTTTCGTTATCAGTTATCGCCCATGGAATTATGTTAGTATTATTTATTGATTTTAACTTAATTATCTGACCAGATTTGACTTCAGCGACATAACCAGAATAATTTTCAATACTTTGTGGAGTATCAGACAATTTATAACCTATATCAAAATTCAATCCCCAGTATGCCGAATCATTTATTAAATCCTTTCCCGTAATACTTGAAACGATAATCTCCCCCCCATTAATAATAGTATTAGTCAAAGACACATCCTCTTTTAGTGTATTAATTTCATTAGTATTATTAACAATATCCAATGAATTAATATACTGCATTGTACCTAATCTATCATACAATGTTATATTGACTTCACCTTCCATCTCAATTTCCGAGGCTAATACGTATGGTCTTATATCAGTAGGTTTGCCTTCAAAATTTACAATGTAATTACCTGGACCATCTATAGAGAGAATCTTTATTTTCTGTTCTTCATTTCCATCAACATGATAAGAAAATCTAATATCCTTGTTACTTATATTCCATTGATTTATTGTCAAAAGAACATCATCACCCCAATCTTTTTTTAATGTTTCACCGATATAAGCCGCTCCACTTCCGCCGGTATTCATAACCATAGAAACAGATTGATAACTACTTTTATTATCTAGCCCGGTAAGTTCTTTAGTCACAGCCGCCTGGGACATAACCTTTTTCTCGGAACCGCTTTCCGTTCCGGTTTCCTGAACCAGCGCAATCTCCCCTAACGACACGCCATCCGCACCGTCCTTGCCTTTTGCAGGCTTTCCGGTATCTTTTCCATTAATGAACCAGTTCCCGTTTTCACCGATTGTAGGTGCTACATCAATGTTTCCTTCTCCCAATACAGGAACGCCGTTAAGTGTCTTTATATTTTTACCGCTTTCAAGCTGTTCCTGTGCCTTCGTCCATTCTCCGTTCTTCTGACCGTATAGATTACCGTCTTTTGGAGCGTCAGGGTTTATTCCTCCACCCTCCTTTATTTCTTTCACGTATGCAAGTAATTCATTTGTTTCGGCTGCATCGTAATTTATTATTCCTTTTCCCATATTAATTTTTCTATTAAGTAAGACAATTAGCAAACCATACTCCACCAGTACAGAAAAACATCCATAGTTGACCGTTCGCAATTTCTACACTGTCATGCCATCCGCCATTACCGAATTCATTGTTACCTTTAATACTTAACCCGTTACCTGACACGGTAATGTTTCCAAGTCCGGATTTCCTTATCCATATAATTTTATCTTTTTTCCCTAGATTATAAGGCAGATTAAGTGTTATATTTCTGTCCGAAGTGGATATTATCACGTCATCTCCACTGGTCAGTGTCTCGGATGACGATGTCGCCCTGACATTCAGGGCAAGTCCGTTTATTTTGATATTCTCAGAATCACGGGCGGTCATCTCTACATTACCGTAACTTTCTATGGCCTTTCCATAGCCCGATGCATTACAGACAACGTATATTGCTGAAGGATCATCTTCATATCCACCTCCCGTAAATATGTTAATAGCCTGTCTCTTCTGTGATCGTACTTGCATAAATGAGCCGTTCGAAGTAGGATTTTCATTTATTCGGAACGATTCGTTTGTATCCACATTTATGATAATGGACGGAGAGGTACTGTTATTATCATAATAATTGTACGATAGTCTACTGTTCTCAATTTTAAATCCACCGATGTATCCGGCATTTGCATTAATGGTACCGGTCACGTCAACATCAGTAAGCGTGGAATTGGTAATGTTTGCTTCTTCTACATTTATCTTCTTGAATGTTCCCTCCGATATGGTGGCATTCCCGGCATATATATCTCCGGCAAACAGGCTGTTTACGTTAATCAATGAAGTGTTGATTACCCCTCCTTTGATAAGTGTCCTTCCGGCCAGTGCCTCACTCACCAGGTTTTCCCATCCATCATATCCGATATACTGAGCCATGCGGTCGTTTACCTGCTCGGAAAAATCCATCGCATCGTCAAAATTGGACATTCCGCTTCCGCCCAGAACCTCCAAACTTCCTGAGACACGCAACCCCTTTGAGGGGGAATACCGCATATATCCTTTCTCCCCTTCGCGTCCTATCTGAAACATTAATTCCTTTTCTTGAGAATCGTATCTTGCCGTAAGAACCTCTTTCCCACTTAAAGAATAAGAGTCTATGCCCTGGTACATCGTAAGATAAGGAGCCCCGTCTCCGTAGGCTGAAAGCACTATCGCACTCTGTCGGTCAGGGTCTTTGTCATTGCCCAACTGGACGATTACGTCTCCCTCCTTGGGCACGTCGCTGTCTTCCGCTTCATTGACCGAGGAAAGGTCTATGTAATCCTTTCCCGTGCCCACCACTTTCCGCCACCAGTAATGGTTCTGCACATTTTCGTGTATGCCGGCCTTTATGTTGAATGACTGCGAACGCACGAAATCGCCGGCATTGAAAAGATTCTGTACGGCAGTATCCCCGTCGTCTGTCAGAAAATAACAGCGGTAAATGTCCGGAAAGTACGCTTCATCGCCGTTGGGGAAATATCCCTTGTCCCCGTCCAGGAAATACGCTTCCTGGTCAAGCCGCTCCACCTTTGTGATTGTAGCTCTTGCTCCGCTGGCGTTGAACAGAAACGAAGCACCTCCAAGTTCTGTCTTCAGAATCTCAAGTATCTGGAAGACGGCTTTATGTCGTATGTACATTTTATCAATGTACCCTACGGTATTACCGTCCGAATCCTGCCGGAACGACATACCGGCTCCCATCATCCCAGTCACAAAGTCGGGAGACTCAATTAATTTAGATACAATCTTGTAACGTGCATACAGATTGTCAATCCAGCCGACAGATTCGCCGTCCTTTTCTGATGAAAATGACATACCGGCTCCCATCATCCCGGTTACGAAGTCGGGAGATTCCAGAAAAGGAGATATGATTCCGCCAAGAAGTTTAAGAAGAAACTTTGTCTGGTCCTCCTTGTCCTTTCTCAACAATGTAACCAACGAGTTTCTAGCTGAAAAAACATTATTGTCTGAAGGCTCAGTAACATCTCCTACTTTTATAATATAAATGTCACTGTTTCCTCCACCCGCATTTGATTTAATCTTTATTATAAGTTTGTTTCCTTCCGCTACTTCAAATACAAGCTCGCTGTTTTCTTCATCAATGTGATACGGCATTGTTAATGTAGTTTATTGCTATCTTCTGCATTTCTTCTGCTGTAGCCTGGTTTTCAAAAATAGAATACACAAGTCCGGCCGTCATATAGCAAAGCGCATAAAATACAGCATCAGAAGATTCCATGTTTATGCCGGATGAAGGTTCGTATGAAGCTTCATATACAAAAACTGATACGGTATGGTTCGAACCAGTTACGCTGTAATATTCCAATATCTTCTTTCCTTCAGGTGAATATGACAAGACACATACAGGCTTGTTATTACCACCTCTTGTGTATTCGTTTGATTGCTGTTTTGCTTTTTCGCTATCAAGTGGGAATGCTTCTGAAACAGTTCTTTTCCATCCTTCCATCTTGAATGCAATAAGCTTTAGAAAATCGTCAGGAAGAACTATGTATCCGGTACCATCATTGTTGTTAACCGGGTTTGAAGTTCCTTTCTTTGGATTTACGGGAATTGCGGATTTCAATACTATCATGGCAAGAGCATCACCGATACATGACTCTATGTACTGGTCTATTTTAATAGTGTCTTCATCAAGCAGAGAGGAGTTTTTTTCTTCTTCTCCTATCTCATTCATTATCGCCTTTACCTTTGATATTATTTCATCCTTCTTAACCATAGTTATTTCCAGTTGGGGAATTCAATTCCAAGTTCTTCTGATTTCATTTTGATTCTTTCCTTGTCCTGAAGTTCTGCAATAGGGATACTATACTCACTTATGAGAATTTCCCTGGCAGATTGCACGTTCTTTACGTCAGGATATGATTTTACGGATGATTGTGATTCTGGTTCCTTTTCATTTTTATCTTCATCAGAAACCGGTTTCTCATCATTCACTTCAACTTCTCCAATCTTAAATGACTTTTCAAGCTTTATCATTCCTTTCAGATAGAGCCTGTTGTTTTCGATTGCAGTCTGTACTACCGGATCAGAAGTGCTGAACGTGGCAGGAGTAATTCCGGATGGAGTTATAACACCGTTTGCAAAGTTTACACGAAGCTTTGCGTTGTTTACCGGTATGAGAACGCTCATTTCTACTTTTCCGTAAATTGCATATCTTTTTTTATATAATGCTATCTTTCCCATAATACAATATCAGGGAGGCAATAAGCCCCCCTTTTTTAAACGGTTATGAATTAAAATTCGTCCTTGGTGTATATTTCACCTTCGTATTTCTCCCATGAAGAACCGTTCCATTTCCAGAACTCACCGGCTTTAGAGCCCGATATTCCTGTACATGCCTGTTTCAGATAGTATATCTGACCTTTAGCAGGACTTGACGGAGCTTCAGAAGCATTGTCATGAGTAATTACGACAGTGGCACCCGGCAAGCTTCCTTTATCGTCACCTTCTAACCAGATATGAGAGTAACCTTTCAGAGCAAGGGCATTGATTGAAATAACGGCTTTTCTTTTTGCTTCTTCTCCTTCAATATTTTCGGTAGATTTTTCCTCGTTCTTCATCCAGTAACGTACAAGACCTTCCATGTCAAGGATTGCGCCTGAATTTGCATATCCGATAACATCAAGAGTAGGTTCGTGCTTCAGGTAAAAGTCACCGAACACGGTATGAAGCTTTGTACATGCAAACCCCCATACGTTATCTGATGTCATTGTAATGTCTTTATGCTTTGTGAAGTCAATATTCTGGATGCTTTCAAGCATGTCACGCCCCTGGAGCCAGAACGCTTCCTTAGAACAGTCGTTACCTGTAAACTTAAGTTTTGCAAGTGCGATGATTTCTTCAAATGTCCAATCACCATCATGCTGCCATTCCCTTTTAATCTGCCATCTGATTCCTTCAGTTGTGTATACGTCCTGAACACCCATCTGACCACGGTCAACTTTGAACTTTCCTTTGTGTCCAATCCATAGTGTACGGTTATTTTTTCTTCTGTACTGTTTTACTGCCGCTTCTGCGATAGTAGCTTTCTGGAATGGAATACGTTTTTTCTGACTGTCAAAGTAATCAGAGATAATCTGATTCATGATTGTCTTCTGAAGATACACTCTTATAGGCTGTGGAATAACAAGGTCCGGTGCTACCTGCTTCTGAGTTTCTGCACATGCGTTGCTGAGCAAAACAAGTTTTGTACCTGCTTCAATTGTAGGAACGTTGCAATACTCATCACTTGATGAAGATTTTGGACCGTTCACAGCTCTTACAATAGGACTTCCACTATTTGAAGCGTCTTTCCCGACAATGAACAGCATAAGGTCAACACCTTCAAGTTCTTTCTGGCCTGTAGGATCGTAACCATTTACGCCTTTTGCGATGATTGTACCGTATTCCTGGAACAATCCTGCATCTTTTGAAGCAACCTTAATGACAGCAGTCTGGCTGTCTGCCGCCGTATATTTTTCAGTTGTTTCTACAACAGCCTTCTGTTCGTCAATCAGGTAGTGGTCAACTTCAAAACCATGAACCCGAACCTGCCTTTTTGCCTTTCGCATAATCCCGTCAAGTACGGTTTCATCTGTACCAATAAGGAATATATCATTATCAATGTCAGGCTGGACAAGTCCGTCACCTCCTACTCCACCTGTTGCGCTTGCTGCACCTGAAACGGTAGTTGCCTGTCCTGGTACCTGGCTTTCCACGCCAGCCTGTCCCGGTGATGCCTGAGCACCTCCTTCTGTTACGGCCACTGTAGCTGTTGCGTCTGCGGCCAGCATAAACGGTGAACCTATAATCACTGACAGGATAGTCAGACAGATTGAAAACAGGCTCCATTTTTCTTCTTTCAAAAAACTGATAACTTTTTTCATGTCGTGTTTATTTTTATTTGTGTTATGGCTGTTATGCTTCGCTTGCAAGCTGAATGAATGATTTTGGCTTGCTTTTCTTTTTTGTTTCCTGTGTAACCGCTCCAAGTCCGGTTGGCATCCCGTCTCCTATCTGGTCTTTTCTCATTTTATGCACATTTTCGTTTCTTCCTTTAACCTCTCCGGCTTTCAATGCGTCACTAACGTCAGTGTCATAGTTGAAAGCCTTGTCAATCATAGCAAGAAGCTCTGTCGTGTATCTTCCTGAAAGAATAGGAGAAGCGATTTTATCCCATATATCATTAAGGAAATCATCAGGATTGTACCCTTTCTCCTTGCAGAATTGTTCAATAATTGGAGTAGACTCATCAATGTTCTTTTTGTACTCGTTCTCTCTTGCAGCCAATTCTTCTGCTTCCTTTTTCCTTTCTTCTTCGGCAGATGCAATATCTTCGTATTCTGGAGTGCCTTCTTCAGCTGAAAGAAAGTCTCTTCCGTAATACCTTACAAGTGCATTACCGCTTGAACGCTTACCGCTTACAATGTCGGAAAGGACAGAAGCAAGTCGAGGGTCCCTGTTGATTGCATCTGAAAGGATTTTTTTCTGCTCCTCGTTCTTGTTGTAACTCTCGATAAGCATTCCATAGGACGACTCTTCATCTTCAGGGTTGTATCCTTCCATTTTTGCCATCATCATGGAATTAAACCTTTCCTTGTTTGTAGGTTTTCTTTCCTTTTCTCCACCGGCATTTTCTTGCACTGCCGGTTTTTCATTTATTTCTTTTTCCATGCTGTAGTATGTTTGTCATGTTTTGCGTGTATTGCAAAGTAAAATGTATTTGGTATTCAAATGTTGCTGAATTGGGTATAATTATTGCAGACTTGGGTAATATGTTATGATGATTTTCTTTTATTTGTATCTTTGTAGAAAAGGCTGTGTTATGAGGGACAATGACATTTCAGAAATCCGCCGTCAGCACATAGCAAATGCGTTTTTTGAGGAGATGAAGTCACTTAGGAAATATTCTCTTACGCAAGATGATATAATCAGAAGCGTAATGACGAAGGGTGCTCCTAGATTTTATGTGAGTTATGAAAACGCAAGGCGTTATGTATCAAAGATTGACAGGGGCAAGCCGCTGGGGCTTAAAAACAAGAATACAATCCTCATGTATGAGGAGCTCTACAGAAGGTACAAGGAGTATAAAGAAAAAACCGGATTTGTAGGTTATCAGATTCTGGCAAAGATACTGCAGGAAAAAGCACCTTCTTACTACATAGACCTGAAGACGTTCAGGGAAATAATATACGGTTATTACAGATTGAGGAAGAAATGCCGGTCATAATAGTTCTATTTGTTGTATGGCTGCTTTCATTCTTTCTTCCAGTTGAAAATCTTGCCGTTTCTTCTACCTCTCCATGGTGGACGTTATTCACATACAGCTTTGTACATTCCTACTTTCTTCACTTGCTCGTTAATTCATTCGTGTTCTGGACGTACTATCGCGTAATGCGAAAATCAGACGTTTATTATCTAATACCTTCCTGCATATTAATTCCGGCAATTTCAGGCTATCTATCAGCAAAAAGCGTTCCTACATGCGGATTTTCATCAGTAATATCTGTTATGATGGGATATTATCTTTCAGGATGCAGTAGAAAGATATTTGTTAAGGCATTGTTCCTTATATTGTTTTCGTATGTATTCACCGGCTTGTTCTCGAAAGGCGTGAACACACTCATTCATGTGTATAGCTTTTCATTCTCTTATATTACAAGCGTAATTTATAGAAAGTTATGCTGTCTCCTTCAAAGATAATAGAGATTAACAATGAGAGACTTAAAGTAATAAACTCTCCATATAACCCTATAACCGGGGAAGGATCGTTTTCTATTAAAAGAACACGTGTAACATGTGAAGATTTTCCTTTGAATGAAATGTGGCTTCCGGATGAATTCATAGAAACCGGATTCTGCCAGATTATACTTGCACTTGGTGTAAGAAGATACATAACACAAATTCTAAAACAGGAATACAGTGAATATACAGCAAACCTTCTGTATGTTGAATTCTGTGTGCAAAGGTTTACTTACGACTTTGAGTTCTGGGCATACAGTACCGCTCTTATTTCTCCGAAGGGAGGTGGAGAGGATATAAGGTTTTTCCTGAACAGGGCACAAAGGACATATCTTAAGACACTTGAAGAACTAAGAACATCAAACAATCCTATAAGCATAATTCTGTTGAAAGCCAGGCAGTGGGGCGGTTCCACTCTCACACAGATTTACATGCTATGGATTCAGATAATTCACAAGAAGAACTGGAACAGCGTTATATGTGGTGATGTGGAATCCCAGTCTAATATAGTGTCAGGTATGCTGTCCAAAGTTGTTGAACACTATCCTTCGTGGGCCGCAAACGGTGTAAAGCTTGATACAAAACCGTTTGAGGGTTCATCTAAGACAAGGCAGATCCAGTATTGTCAGTGCCTTTATTCTGTCGGTTCAGCACAGAAACCTGATAACCTTCGTTCGCAAAACATATCAATGGCCCATCTTACGGAGGTTGGTTTATGGAAGGAAACAAAGGGGAAAAAGCCTGAAGACCTTGTACAATCTATTTTTGGTTCAATCAATGACGGTCCGTATACGGTTAAGGTTCTTGAATCCACCGCCAAGGGTGTGGGTAACTACTTCCATCGTACATGGTTAAAGGCGGTAAAGGGGGAAAACGATTTCACCCCTGTATTTATACCATGGTTCCTGATAGATATGTACTCCACATATATAGGTCCAAGCAAGTACAGGCAGTTCATAGAAACAATGAACGAATACGAAATGTACTTGTTTGAACTTGGTGCCACACTTGAAGCAATCGCATGGTACCGAAAAAAGAAGATGTCAATGGAAGAGGAATGGCGTATGTGTTCTGAATATCCTTCCGATCCGAAAGAAGCGTTCCAGTCAACCGGTAGGCCTTACTTCCCAAGAAGGTATGTTGAACAATGTAGAAAAACCTGCATGGAACCTGCATTCTATGGTGAGTTTGTCGGAAACGCAATGAAGGGTGAAAAGGCATTTGATAACCTTCACTTTGTGGAAATGAAAAGAAAGAAGGATTCAAAGGACAACATACTTAACGTGTGGTTTCTCCCGGACAGGGATGCAAATCTGTATTACCAAAGATATGTAGTATCGGTAGATATTGGTGGTACCGGTGAAAAATCCGATTATTCTTCAATTAAGGTGTTCGACACGATAGCAATGATAGAAGGTGGAGTTCCTGAAGTTGTTGCTGAATGGCATGGACACATCGAACATGATATGCTTATATGGAAAGCGGCTCAGATAGCATACGCCTATGGTAATGCGCTTCTTGTAGTGGAAAGTAACACTCTTGAAACGGAAGGAACTGAAGGAGATAACTTCGAATACGTACTTGACGAAATAAAGGATTATTACACCGAGCTGTACAGCCGTACAAGTGCGGAACAGATTAAGGAGGGTGCACCGGTTAAATATGGTTTTCATACAAACCCTTCAACGAAGCCTATGGTTCTTAATTTCATGAAGTCTGCCATGAGGGATTTCCTCTATATAGAAAGAAGTCTGGAGACAACATTTGAATACGAACAGTTTGAAATTAAGGAAGACGGTAAAAAAACCGGTGCCGTAGAAGGCTGTCATGACGACCGTGTCATGTCTACTTCAATAGGGCTTTACGTATGTTACAAAAAGGGTAAGCCATACAGGCTTGCACAAAAAAATACGGGATTCCAGAAGAGGAAAACCCGTATCGTGTCAGAAGCGTCAGTTTAGGCAGCTTGTACAATTCCGTCCTGTGGAGAAGCATTTGCATCGTTCATCATCTTTCCTATAAGTCCAGGATTGTGGCTTGAAATCTGTTGCATCAGTGCAGGATCCATTTGTGTCATGCTTTGGTTTTCTGCCATTTCCTGCTCTGCACGTTTGATACTTTCCAGTATTTTTGATGCAAAAGGAAGGCTTGAGTTTTCAAGCAAAGTCTTAACATTGATAGCCTGCATTTCGAACAGTTTCATCAGGAACTCGTTTTCAAGCATCTGGAATGTCGGTGTATTGGTTCCTTCAGTAAGTTCGATGTCAAGCTGTGCTCCCTGTACCTTTTCAGGATTGTAATACTTAGATTCTTCCGAGTAATCTTTTCCGGCAAGTTCAATGTATCTCGGAGAGTTGTAATACTGCTGTATGGTCTGCATAAGCTTAATGTCACGCCTTTTTCTGAACGACTTGAACGAATCAAACAGTCCTTTCAGATTCATTGACGCGTTTTCCGTCTGCTGAGCGTACAGTGAAGCCGCTGTTCCGGAAGAAGGTTCCTTACCCTGCATTGCTGAATTTACTCCTGCAATATCATTGATAAGCTTTAGTTGCAAGCTAAGTAGTTCATAGTCTCCTTGTACGGCACCGGCTCCGTTTAGCTGTGTTATGACAGAACGTATGTCCTTCCCTGCTTTAAGCCTGCAGAACAGCACACCGTTGTACCTTACATATTCATCAATGATTTCTTCCCTGCTCATACTGTTGAATGCGTCCTCATCAATAACGACAAGTCCTTTTGCCGAAGATGAACGTATGAAGTCTATAAGAGTCATTGTACGGTTAATGCTTCTCTGCTGGTCTATGAAGTCCTCAATGAAGTTGAATACCTGACCGTGTATCAGAGGATAAGCGTGAAATACATAATTGTGCTGTCCATGCCAGTATGGGCTTCTTCCTTCCTGAAGCACGTCTCCCCAAGGCGTAAGATACCTGTAATACCAGTATCTTTCTACCTTGAACTCGTATTCAATAAGAAGAATATCTTCTTCAGCTACTCCTGCCAAAGAAGCTTCCTGTATCCTTTGACGGTTTATCTGCTCTATCTTATCAACTTCATTCAATCCTACAAAACCCCAGCTTCCATCAAGCATGTCCTGATAGAAATAAGCATCACGGCTTTCAAGCTTCCATCCAAGAATAACACGGCAAAGGTCCACATCTGAAGGAGTGTAGAAGTCTGCATATTTCTGGTTGTATCCCTGAACACCGTCAACAAATGACCTTCTCTGGAATCTGTTTTTACCGTAGATGCTTTCAAGCCATTCCCTATCACTTCTGCTTTTTGAAAAAGCAGCTACTACCGTTTCAAAGTCCATGTCAAAGATTTCACCGATACATGTTATATCCCAACCTCGGTTATCCTCTATATTCGTATTGAAGAACAGTCTTGAAGGATCCACGTTATAAACCCATGCGTCATTCATGTGTTTGTATTCGTTGTATCCGAATTCTATTCTTTGGGCAATGAATCCACCGCACTCAAGCATAGTTAATAATGAAGCATCAAGTTCTGTTATTTCGTTGAGTGACTGAGAATATTCAAGTGCTATGCTCATCATTTCACCTATTTTTGCTTCATCACGGTCTCTTACAGAGCATATAGTTTTTGTTACATTTCTTCTGAACTGACCTTCTATATTTTTGGTTATAGGAGCAATCATGTTGTTCTTCAAAGGAACTTTTCCCTGTTTCTTGATAAGTTCTCCTTCCGTTATGCTTTCTCCCGAGTCCGGGTCTGTGATATAGTCTCCCCACTGGTCACCCTTAGCGTACATAAGAGAGCGTTCCATCTTGCTTCTTGCTGTATAAAGGCTACTCCAGTACGAAGAAAACTCTTCAAGCTCATCATAGGCTGTACCTCTTGTGCGTTTTACCGTATCTTTTGTCCGGTAATCACGCGCAGGCTTTACTTTTCTGTTCAAAAATTTATTCATGATACCGTATTTTTGCAAAACTACTCTATTACTGATAATAAATGTTGATATGTTGGGTAAAGCGGCACGCCTATATAGCGCACCGCTTGTTGTTTACTTTTTAAGAATATCAATACCTTTTGTTTTCAACTGATACAAAATAGCTTGTGTGGTTTCATCGTCAGGCATTTCTTTCATATATTTTTCAATATCATTTACTGAGTTTACAATATTTTCAAGTTCAATATATTTTCTTGCCCTATCACTTCTTAAAAGTTCTTCAAGCTTCTTTCTCGATTCTTCTGACGATAATGTATTACCTTCTTTGTATGAACTGGTAATTTCATCTTCAAGAGATTTCTGGTCAAACTTAAATTCTTCAGTAAATTTTATGACATCATAGAAGGAAGAGTTTATCCTACGCATTTTAACATCTTTATTTCCACTTATAAAAAATCTACTTACAAGAGGCATTTTACCAATAGTAGATGATTGCTCTTCTCCTTTTGAAGTTGATACAATCCAGTCTGCTGCTGATAAGAATGAGCTACCATAACCTCCTGTATATCCTGTTATGATATTCTGCCAAAGTGAAGGATTCCAGTCTAAAGATCCAGACGTTTTACCGTCTGTTCCTCCGGTCAGTTTGTTTGAAAGCCTTGAAAGCTCTATAAGAGCAGGGCTTGTATTTCCATAAACCATTTTATACTGAGGAGAAAAGCCTTGCCTAATTGTAAAAGGCTGTTTTTTTATAGGATTTCCCATAAAGTTTACATTCATGGCTACTTGGGCCACAGGTTGTGAAATTGTTGGAAGAACATTCAATAAGACGTTTGCACCTTCATAAGACCAGTTTATTGAGAGTGGAGATATTGCATCAATTCCTGACTTTATGAAATCTGTTGCCGAGAGCTCTCTTTGTCCGGAAATAGCACCACCTATACAGTCTCCCATTGTATACCATGGAGACATTTCTGGAGATACGGGTATTTTAAGCCAATTACCTTTAGGAAGCCTTACGCAGATGTTATGAGTACGTTCCCAGTCGGTAAGAGTGTTATAATAGTCTTCGTCATCATCTCCGCTTCCAATTCCGAACATTTCATACAGGGAAGGAAGTACAAAATTATTCATGAATGGTATAAGAAAAGAAGCAAACATCATTGAGTTAGCTATAAGAGTTGTGGAAGTCTTAACATGATTCTCTTTTATATTTTTGTAGAATCTGTATTTTGCCTGCATGTTTGCATTCCAGAACAATATATAAGCTCTTCCATATTGAGAAAAGAAAGCTGCCATGTTGGTTACATCAAACAATGATTTATTATCATTCCAGCTTTTCATTCCGGCTCCCTTTCTGTTAAAGTTTACGGTTATTTCTTTTGCGTCTCTTATTGATCTGGTTACACTTCTTCCCATATCCCTACTTGTTTTATAAGCGGCAAATCTGTTTACAAGTTCAGCTGCTTGTCCAGTAAACTCAACGCAATCAAAGAAAATCTTTGTTATTTTCCTTGGGTCAATTAAACTTTTGTTTTTTCTTGATAAATCTTTAAGTTTTTCTGCAAGATCCTTTGTGTAATTTTCCTGCGTGTCAACAAATGTATATCCGGTTGCTCCTCCATTATCCATGAATTCTTTAAACATTTTGTTAATTTCATCTGATAAATCGAGATTACCATCTTGGTATTTTTTCAGGCGAATCATCATGGGTACAAAATCTCCAAATCCTGCTTTTTGGTTTTTTGTGAACTTTATCCAATACGGAACGTTTTCTTTGATAAATACCTGATTATTTGAATACATTGTATCTTTTATCAAGTTTGCAATTGAAAATGCAACATTCTTTGCTGTAAATGCTCCTGCCATGAATCTTTGTATTCTTTCTCCTATTTCAGCCCATCCTTTATTGTTTACGTTTGGGTTAAGAAGTCCGTTCATAGCTTGCGCAACTCTTGGGTTTCCCGTTATCGTAATAACATATTTATCCCCTAGTATATACAATGGTATTTCATGCTCGCTTCTTTCGTTGTACAAGGTACGGTATGCAATCCTTGATTTTTTTGAGACAGGCTTTGCATAGCCTTCTTTATTATTTTTCTTCATAAGGTCTTCAAATCTTCCCAAAATACGTGAAACCTCTTCTGCGGGTATATCACCTTCCGGATATTTAGGAACAGCTTCTACCCATTCAGGAACGTCCTCTCCTGATTCTAATTTTGGAATTACAAGGGCTTCCCTAAGATCATCATCCTGCATAAGACTGTCATATCTCACCATCCACGCACGGTTAGATACAGCAAGCCCTTCTGTATCGTGGTTGTTTACAAGTGAATATAAATACATTTTAGCAAGATTCTTATTTCCCACAGATATGGTAGAATATCCTGTATTTAAAATACTACCAAAAGGATTTCCGGCTTCACTTGTTCTGCCTTTAGCCGATTTAACAGGGTTACTTCCTGGATAAAAGTCATTTCCAATGTAATTGTATACATCTCCAGCTATCTCATCTTGAAAACCTCTTAATGGTATATAATTTTCAAACCTTTGCTTTTGTCTATCTACATATTCTTTGCTTACAAGCCCTGATTCATATTGCTTATTTAAAGTATAATCAGTTGCTTGAGAAATAGATTTCCATAGATCTCCAATACTTGTTTCATTATGGTTGTTTTCATATTCTTCAACGAAATTCAAAGATGATTCATACCATCCATCAGGATATTCCTTTTCGTCTCCAAATACTGAGGACAAACCGCTATAATCTTGCGAAAGATCTGCTCCAATTCTGGAAGCTTCTCTATCTAATTCTCTTTGTTTTTCTATCCAGCTTATATCTTTTTGCTTTGATATTCTTTTCTTTGTATCATTCCAGTCAGACATAACCTTTTCTGAATATTCTTTCATTAGTTTATCTCTGAAATCATTACGGAATTTTTCAGAAGCATTTGATTCTGCTCTATCAGCAATAACTTTTGCACGTTTTTTAGCTTGGCTTTCTGCTTCTTCCTTCTGTAATCCTTCATTTATAAGCTTGTCGTATATGCTTTGGAAAGATTTATCGTATGCCTTTTTACCGGCTTCTTCTTTTGACTTCTTTAAATCTTCTTTATACTTTTCTCTATCTATTGATATACCTGCATTTTCAAAGAATTTTAAGCTTTCAGGTTTTATCTCCTTGATATATTTTTCTATAGCCATTTGACGGTTACGCTCGACTCCATGTTTGGCTTCAACGTACATTACAAGTTGTCTAAGCTCTCCTTTATTCCAGTCCCATTTTCTATTCTTCTGTTTTCCTACAAGTTTAAGTATTGCCTTTTTCATCGGACTTACAATATTTGAATCAAACCAGTCCATTTCTACCCTGTTTTTTGAAGATAGAAAAGTCATACTATCATAAGCATTTTCAAAAGACTTGATTTCCTCTCCGGTTCTTTTTGAAATAAGTTCCTGAAATTTGTCTATGGCTGTAAGGTAATCTACAGAACTTTCCCTTAAACTAAACATAGTACTTGAAGCTATTTTATCCCATGCGTCAATAATAGATTGTTCTGGCGTTTGTTCAATTTCCCTATAATAATTCCCTACACCCATGTTGTATTGCATTGCCACATCAATGGCCAAATCTATCGGTCTGTTTTTGTCAAGATTCTGTGCGCTTCTCCAAAGAATATATCTCAACTCGTTGTCATTTATGTTGATGTTTATTCCCATTTTCCTGAGAAGGTTCTTGAAAGCCTGCTTGATTCTTTCCCAGACTGAAAAATCCACACCGTTCTCGGCCATTCTTGCCATGTATTCCTCAGTGGCAACACGAGAATCATAACCGTATCTTGGAAGCGTTTCAACAATTCTTTTACGGACTTCGCTTGATACGTTGTTGAAAACATCGTCCAGGAAATCATCCATTCTTTCATCACCCACAAGTTTCCTGAGTCCGTAATGTGCTACTCCTTCATGAAGTATAGTCTGTTTTACATCGTCTGCACTTGTGGCGTTAGGAAGGTATACATAAACCTTTCTGGTATTTACATCATACCAGCCTTTCACTTTTCTTCCTTTTTGAATTGCTTCCTTTGCCGCTCCTTCAGGTACTTCATCTATGGAGTTGATAACCTGAACGGGTACGTTAAGGCTTTCGGATATCTGATTTGCGTCAATAACCATGCTGTTGGTACCCATTGAATCATAAAGGAATATCTGGTCTTCTCTCGCTACATCTTCTGTCTCAGAAGCAAGTGTACTTCTTCTTTCTTCAGGCGTCATATTAAGGCGTGATTGAACATTTCTTGCTTCTACTTCTCCGGAAAGTTCGTGATATCTATCCTTGCTTTCTCCCAGACCAAACTTTTCAATAAGATTCTGATATTCCTTGTAAGCATCTTCATATCCTTCTTTATCATAACCACGAACCCAAAGATTAAATCCTTCGTCGAAAGCATCTCTGCTTGGCATTATCCCATCGCCAAAAGACATTCCCAACGAAGTGTATTCATCGCGAACTGCTTTGTAAACATCCATTTTAGAAGCATCGCTTCCTAGCTCTTTCGATTTCTCTTCAAATTCATCAATCATAGACCAGGCATCGCGTTTCTCTTTTAGGCTGTTGAGATAATTACGGTAAGTTCTGGAATTTCCTCCTCGCGAAAATCCCTCAATATGCTGAATTGCATGTTGCACCTCATGTACAAGAATGCTTTTTGCATCCAAAGGAGAATTATTGTTTATCCTGATAGTCATATCATGATGGCTATACGAGCCGCCATCGAAAAAGCTACCGTCATAAAATTCTACCTTTACTTGCTTCAACTCAGGATATTCTTTAAACAGAGTGTTATCAGATACATAATCATCAAGAAACTTTATATCTGATTTTTTCAGGCTATCTTTCAGTTCTGTTTCTTTCTTTGATAATTCATCAAAACGCACCTCTTCCTCATTGGAGAGTTTCTCTCCATTATACACTTTATCCGACAAAGACATAAGTTCTTTATGCCATGGTTCACGCTCAAGCAATGATTTTTCCCGTGCATTCCCCTTTGGTATATATTCAAAGTCTTCTTCTTCATACCTCCACTTGCCATCGGATCCACGTTCCCATCCGGTAGCTATTTTGATAGATTTCGCATCCTTACCTGATTTTTCCATTTCTCGCGCAACAGCAAGGTTGTCTAATCTTGTGTTAGCTTCTTCTGCTGCATCAAGGTTTGCTGCGCCTTGTTCTCCGATAAAGCGAAAACGGGTGTCTTTCTTTCTTGAATTAAACCTCTTTGAAGGAGGTATAATGTTCCCGTTATCATCACGAACAACTAAATCATTAAGTTTTCGATTATTTTTAGTATCTTTATAACGGTAGTCATTTCGGTCATCATATCCCCATTCGTTTATATCATTTCCGTCCCAATATAGATTTTCAGCCGGTACTTCTTCTTTGATAATGCGATAGTTGCCTTCAAGAGCGTGATTCCCGTGTTGTTTAGCATATGATTCGGATAGTGTAACCCAATCCCCATTTCTTACATTACTTTCTTTTATGGATTTTGGCACAGCACGATAAATCGTAACCATTGCTTTACCGTCTTTTTCTATGCTAGAAAGTGCGTTGTTTATAGCATTCACACTTTCCTTGCGGTTCTTATCCTGGTTCATGCGCATTTGCTCATTCAGACTATCACGTATATTATCCTTATTGTTTGCCACATCTATCATGCTTTTATCTATACCTTCTTTATCATAAGAAGGCGCACGATGCGACATCCTAAATTCGTCAATAGACATGTACCCTTTTCTTCTTGCTGATTCGTTGACAATATCACGCATACGGGATTCATTCTTATCTTCTAATGCCTTAAAATATGCTTTATCCATCTCCTGATCAGACATGTTTTCAAACTCAAGCAAGCGTTGACTTTCGGCTTTATCCTCCTCTTCTATACGTTTTTTAGCGGCTTCCATCATGTTACGCTCCTCTATTTCCCTTTGAACATATTCTTCTCGAAGTGAATCCAGATTGCCGAACGTATCATACAATTCTTTTTTTATCGGGGAGAAAACTTTTACAAACTGTCCCAACGACAAGTTATCATTCTGTAATCGTACACTTCTATGAATAGATTTAAACGCATAGCTAGCCCCACCCAAGTTCCCATTTCTCATGGATTGGGCATATTTCTTAACGTCAGCTTCGTTTAGTTTATGTTTGGCTGCAAAGTCTGAAAAATTCACGTCAGTTTCTCTAAATCTAACATCATCACTTTTTATCCCAATCTTCTCCATCAGTTCCTTGGACCGGGCTTCTCTTTTCCTGTTTCTTTTTTCCTTTGCAGCTGATTTCTCTTTTGATGTATCAATTAATTCATTTATTTCATAACCTGCCGCTTCGACTGATTCACGTATCTTTATCTTTTCTCCTATGTTAGACTGGTCGTATATCCGCTGAAGTTCACCTGAATCCGACAGATTTGATATGTAATCAGGATATTCATCCGATGCTTTGTTGAATGAATCAATACTTTCATCAGATTCATCCCATTCTTGACGGTCTTCAATACCAGAATTCTTGAAATCCTCGTCTACCTTTTGTTTGATATATTCGGATTCTGAAAGAAACTTTGATTCTGTAGTTTTTTTGTTTTCTTTATTCTGATTTATCAATTTTTCTTCATTAGTGGTTGTTTCCATTTTGGAAACAACCACTACGTTTTCTTCATTCAGAATATTATTTTCCGAACCGTCATTTTCGGTAGAAATAACATCTACATTTTTGTATTCAGAGAATGGTTTTGTCTTTCTTGCTGAACTTTCTATCCATTTTCTGAATTCTTCCTTTGACACTCCGGACACAACACCAACTTTCCAACCTTCTTCAAAGTTAGCAAGATAAGCATCTTTCGCTTCCTCCAACGAGTTGAATCCGTACATAACCTTACTTTCATCATATTCTCCTGTTTTTTGATTTACCTGGTCTATTACATACACGTTTCCCTGTTCCGGGTTGTCCGAAAGAAATACGTCGATATGGTCTCCGTCTACCCCTTCGGTACCGCGGATATATCCGTAGTCATTTTTCATGGTTACAGACCATTCTTTACCGTCAGCATCCTTTCCTGAACGAACGGAGCCTTTCGGGTTCTCTATCGTAATGTCGAATCCGTCTACTTTCACATGGCCCTTCTTGTAGTTACCGGCTTCTTTTTGTGCTTCGGTAGGGTTGGTGTCCGTTTCCCGTTCCGCATCATGTATTTCTTTCGCTTTGGCCACGCGGTGGATATAATCCAATACATCTTCTCCTTTTTTGATATCTGGCGCAACGAAGGCATTTCTTTTAGCCGGTATTTCCAGCATCTTTCCCGGTTTACGGCTGTCGTATGGAACAACATCTATGAAGTGAAGGTTGCCGTCTTCGTCTACAAGTACGTTGTTCGGCTTGGTGTCGGCTATCTCATAAGTGCCGTCCGTCCAGTTGCCGCTCATATCGGTATAGAAACCCATTTCTTCAAGGAAATTGTCTATTTCCTCTTGTGTAGCTTCTCGTGCATTACTGATATAAGGTTGAGACAAGACAACAGAAACCTTGCCATCACTATTCAAGGTAAACCCTAAAATAGTGATGGCATCATGGGGGAATAACTCATTGTGAGCATCCACCCGGTTCATAAAGCTGTCAAAGTTTGTGGAATTTTCCGGTAAATATGAGAAATCGTTAATCTTGACAACTGATTTCCCATCACGGGATAGGTAAACATCATTCTCCCCACCCAAACCTATACGTTCGCCGTTGATTATTGATTGGATGTCATCAATCCACGTTTGATGTCCCTTATTTCGTTGAACGACATCCCTAAGTAAGGTGTTTCTCGTCCAGCGGCTTTGTCCATCCTCCGCTGTTGTTCTATCGCCTGCTCTACGGAGGTAGGCTTCTGCCTCATTTTTTCCATCGAGGCTGCCACTTTCTCCTGATACGCCTGCCACTTCTCCCTGTTCATGTTCCCTGCCATTTAAATTGTTTTGCGAAGATACAGAATCATTTCCATTGTTCAAAGCACCATCATAGGTTTCTTTTTCCCGGGTTACTTCGATTCCCGGTTCAGGTACCACGCCACCGCTTTCGCCATCAGCTTGATTTGCTGGCTCCGGTTGTTCATTGACTGTTGTATCTGCTCCTTCGTTATTACCCCGGCCTTCTGGCAGAAGTTCATCGCCTTGTTCACCGTCTGTTTGTCCTTCAGTGCTTCCTGCACTTTCTGTTTCATTTCCTCTTGATTCATTTTCTGATATGATTTGTTCGTTAAACCTTTCAAATATAGCATTTAAATCTTCATCCGAAACCGAAGAATACATATTATCAAGTTCTTCTTCTATGTAGTCACAATACGAAATCCACTCTTCAACTGTCATATTGTTCTGAGAAGCTTCCCATTCAAGAGCCTGCTGTTCCATGTAGTCCTCATAACCAGGTGCGCTTTCTTCAATGTCTGTTCCGTGCATTGATTTTGCAGCTTCCCACATCTTGGAAGGCGTGCCATACCGCTGGAATGATTCGAGTATCATGTTGAACACATCCTGATCCGTTACCATTCCCTGCAATGTCTCCGGCATATCAGCGTGAATCTGCTCTGCTGCCGCTTCCGGTGTCATGCCGTCAGAAGACAACGCCCAAATCATCCTGCGTCTTTCTTCCGGAGATGATGCAAGACCTAGGTGTGAACCCAACCCCTGCGTTTCTCCTGAATCATTCCATTTGAATGTTACGCGTCCGGTTGCAATTTCACGCAAAACATGTTCCATAGGAGTATTGGCGGTTCCCATTTCATTATCTTCGTTCACGTATCTTGCTCTCTTACGAGGTTCTTTACGTTCGTATGCTCCTGAATCTATCTTCTTCTGGACTTCCTGCTGTGCAGCCTTCTGCTGTTCAGCCGTCATTTCTGAAAGTCTCTGCTGATTTGCATCTGATTCTTCTTTTGCCTGCTCAATGATTCCACCTGGGCGTTTTGATTCAATATCATTTGCTACGCTGTTCCAGTATGCTATCTTATCGTTGATAGACTGAATGTTTGCCTTCTTCTGCTGCTTAAGACGTACAATCTCCTGAATTGTATTACCTGTCGTCTTTGCCTTATCAGCTTTTTTAAGTTCTTCCTGATAATGGTTAATCATCTGCGCGGCTGTATCCTTAGCATCGTCCACGTTTTCGCTTATCTCAATGAGTGCGGATGATGTATCCTGATATGGTGCTGATTCGAAGTCATGTTCACCGTTTTCATTAACAGGTATCCTTGATATTGCAGTCTGAGGTTCAGTTTGTGCCTGCTGCTGTTCAGGCTGTGTTACATCTTCATTCTGAACAACTTGTTCTTGTGAAGTTTGTTCTCCCTGAATTTCAGGTGTCATTGCGGTTCTTATCTGTTCTTCGGTTAAAAGATTAGACTGAACCGGATTTCCTTCTTCATCCAACGCACTGACTACATATCCGTCCGGCGATTTTTGTGTTACGGAATAAGTTACGCCATCACTCTGGAATGTGGTTCCCAATTCGATTGGTTGAACGCTCTGTTCAGGCTGCATAAGTTGAGCTTCTTCAGCCTGGATGAATTCTTGTTCCGCATCTTCTCCTGCCTGATATGCAAGTTCTTCAGCCGGTGTATCGTCAACAAGGCTTTCAAACATGGATATTGGAGCCATCTTTACCTTTCCATCCTCGCTAAGATAATAGATTGTATTGTCTGAACTATCCTTATCTACATTTCCTTCTGCATCAAAAACAATATTACCTCGCAATATATTGACTGGATTCTGGCTTAAACCTGACTTCACCCTCATTACGGTGCCGGTTGTTGCGTTCGTCATTCTTTCAACTTGCGACTCAGCTTCCTTTCTTGCATCATACGCCTGATTCTGCACCCAGTAAGTATAATTAAGATAATCATCATAGGCATTCTTGTATTCAACAATATTTTGAACTGTTTCCGCATCATACAATTCCGACAAGGCACTCTCACCTTCCTGATTCAATATGGACACAGCAGAGTTAAGTTCCTCTTCTCCTATTCCAATATTGTTTCTTGCTTCATTAAGATTAGATATAATGAAGCGTTTGTTCTGAATCATTTCTTCAGGTGCAATCTGCTTGTCTGCTTCCTGCAATGTCTGTTCCTGAAGGACAGAAGAAATGTAGTTTATGGTCTTTTTCTTTATGTCAGGCTTCATATTGCTTGACAGAACTTCCTTCACCATTCCGCGTGCTGTCTCTATATCGGCATCCTGCAATGCTTCCCTTACTCCGGACCAGTCCTCTCCCATCGTGTCGCGCATCTGATTCTCAAACTCACGCATGTTTCGGTAGTTCCTGTATTTCTCACGAAGGTATCCACCGGTTCCGGCCGCGCCAAAAAGTGCTGACATTGGAGCAACACCAAGGAATGTGTCTATATTATTGTCAAGGTCAACAAGCTGCTCAGGTGTCATATCTCCTATTGCGGTAGATACAAGGTTGTTCACTACCTCTTCTCCGTATTCACCTATAGGATCCGCAATCTTAGCACGTCTGGCAATTTCCTGAACCTGCTTGAATCCGTTGCTGTTAATGATGGATGAATAAGCCTTTCCAACAGAAGCAGGAATTATCTTCCCAAGGCGGTTTGCACCGGTCACATTACCAACCCAACCAAGCATAGGAGCAAAGTATTCTCCAAGAAGCTCGCTTCCGGTCTCTGCTGCTGTTGATACGACAGACTTTCCTATTGCTTCTGCACCAGTCTGCACATTCTCCCTCCCTGCGTATGATACAGTACCATCCTGTTCCGGAGAAACTTGAACATCACCAAGCCCTCTTTTCTGATAGTCGGCCGCTACACGCGCACCGCCAAATGTAGCTGTATGAGCTGCCACGTCACCAAGGCCGGCTGCTGTCCTTGCGGCTCCTTTTGCCAGTCCGGTTGTCGCACGTCCAAGTCCCATCTTTGCAGCTTTTTCGGTTGCATACTTGACAAGTGCCTTTGATGCAGGTTTTGTAACGGCCTGAATTGTTCCCATTCCGGCAATCATGTCAAGCATGAATGGGAGTGATTCTGCTATCGCTCCTCCGGCCTTGTATCCTCTTCCAAGGTCTCCTGAATAATACATCTGTGTAGCCGCATTGGTAACAAGAGCCTGCATAAGAGCATCTTCAGACGGTGAGAGTTCTTCTCCACGGTCTACTTTGTCCATAACCTTCTTAGCGGCAGAGTAGTTCTTAAGGTCCTGCAATCCCATTGCCCATCCGTCCAGCGGTGCATCCTTAAATCCGCGTGCGAATCCGGAAAAGAAATTTGTATTGCCTTTCTTTTTCGCTTCGTTGGTTATATTCTGAGCCTGTTCTATAAGAGTTGATGCGTATTCAAGTTGCTTGTCAGCATCGTTCTGCTCACCGGCAAGGTAAGCCTGTGACATGGTTGAGAATATTCCACCTCCACCGGCAGACTTAACCCTCTGTTGTCTTTCCTCAACTCTCTGCTGGCGTGCGCTGTTGATAAGCTGCCTTACGCTGTCAATCTGTTCCTGATTCTTTGGCTTGAATACGTGTTCAAGTTCCTGCTGTTTCATGTACGGATCATTGGCCGCACGTTCAGCGAGCTGTATTCTCTGCTGTTCGTCCTGAACAATCCTTCCAGGAATATCGGCAGGCTTCTCTTCTGACATCGTATTTTGCGGAAGAGGAAGAGTAGAAAGGTCATTTCCACGGCTTCTGAAATAATCAGGTATGTTATTCAGTATTCTTTCTTTTGTTTCAGCCCTCTGAGGATAAGAAGGTGACTGAACAGTAGTTACAACATTACCAGATTCTTCTTTTGCAGGAGGAATAGCGGATTCTCTTTGAACTTCGCCAGATATTCCGCTAACGAAGTTTTCATACGTGTCATTGAATCCGGTTTTGTCTCTCAGAACTTCATACACTTTCTTTCTCGCATCTTCACTCGTAGTAATGTCGTTGTCAAAATCCTCATAACTATCCATGAATCCTGTCTTGTTCTTAAGAATGTCGTATATCTTCTTTCTTGTGTCTGCGCTCATTATTCAATATCTTTTAGTGACCAACCGTTGTTATTGTTATCTTTAAGTGACCATCCTTGTTGTCTGTCGTGAACAGGCCTTTTATCGTCTGTTGCGGTAAGAATAGCTTCTCTCATATCATCAATTGTCATTCCTTTCTTTGTCGGATCATTGAATTGCTGGGGGAAATATCCTATTCTTACACCTTCATTGTACATTCTTGCCACGTCTGTATCTTTGTTTAGGTCGTAAGTGACTGCACCGTCATGGCCAAACTTCATCTTAGGATACTTATTTTTCTTTCCTGAACCTGCATTACCGTTTCTCTTTGCTATCTCTTGCTGACGGTATTTCTCTCTTTCCATTGCAGCTTCATTGTTCATCTTGGTACGACCTGTAGCTGCACCCTGATTGTATCTAGCAAGTTTCATCCTGAAATCATTCTTAACTCCTTCAAGTTCTTTAGCATCCTTAGCCTTACGCGCCTGCTTTTCAAGGTCAGCGGCTTTCTTCTTGTCTATAAGACCAGCCTTAAGATTAGCCTGAATCTCTGCAATTGCTTTGTCTCGCTCAAACTTAAGATTTATCTTATCCTGTTCTGCTTTTGCGGCTCTTTCAGCACGAGCTGTAGAAAGATTGTAGTTAAGCAATGTGTCGTTGTAAGAATCCCTCAACCTGTCAATAGCCTGATTGTATTGCTGGGTATTGCTCTTAATCGGGCTGAACATTCTGGCACCGGCAGCCGAAGAAACTGTTTGTCCGAAGAGATTTGCAAGATTACCCCAAAACTCAGCGGCCCTCTGTCTTTTAAGCGAATCTTCGCTCTCCTGGTACCTTTCTCTTAGTAACGCTGTAAACACATCATCAGGAGTTGTAGGCTTCTTCTCTGTCTGTTCCTGCATTGCCTGATTGGTTGCAGCTCTCACCTGTTCTGCAGAAGAAACGGGTATAACAGGCTGTTCAACCTTGGTTTTATCAGGTTTTACGCCCTGATTGCTTCGTGAGAATTGAAAATTTGAAAAAGATTCGGGAGATTGTCCGTAATTTTCGAATTCAGGAAGCCTTGAAGTGTCTACAGACGGATTTTTCTTGATAAAATCGAAAAGTCCCATCATTTACCCCCTTTCTTCTTTCCCCATTCCTGCATGGAAAGAGCACTACCTATAAGTCCTAGTCCGTTACTCATAAGCTGGGCACCACCCTGCTCGTTCGCAGAAGACTGACCTAGCCTTGCCTGAAAGATGTTGTTCTGGTTCTGCTGGTCTATAGCTTCAACTTGCGCCTTTCTGGCTGTAGCCTGAGCTGCAAGGCCGGTTGCCGTTTCGTCCAGAATCTCATTGTTTGCCTGCTGTTGTGCTATTGCAGCTTCAGGAGTTGCACCGGTCACAACTGCAGTTGCCCTTGCTTCCTGATTCTGCTTTTTCAACGTGTTTTCCACTCTCTTCATGGCCGCCTGGGCTTCGGTAGAATCCATGTAATTCTGATAGTAGTTCCTGTTATACCATGCATTATTCTTAGACTCCTGCTCGTCAATGAGCCTTTGTTGTTCCTTTGCCGCCTTGGCAGACTTGATTCCTCCGGCTATTCCGGATGCAAGTCCGCCTACGGCTCCTAATATAGCTCCAATCATACGCGTATAATTTATTTTGTGTCACACTGACAAAGTAAGCTAATTATCAGTATCATAAGTTGCGTAATTTGGTAATTGTAATTCTACACAAAGTTACAAACCTTGTAACTTCTTGTAACTTCGTATATCTTTGGGAATTAGAACATTATAAGCACTTATAAATGTTAAAAGTTACAAAATACATCATTTTTGTAACTGAGTTACAATATTAGTTACAGTTATGAGCGAAGAGAAGAAGATTGCAAGAAGGAGCAGGGCAAAAAAAGTGAAGGAAATAGAGCACTCTGTTAAGCTGAATTACACTGATGAAGACCGTATTAAGGTTGTGCGGATGCTGATTGACAGCGGTATGAACTATTCAATAATGCACAAGAAGACAGGTATCAATACCAACACGATAAAGCAGTGGTATTACCGGTACAAGGGAGACATAGAATCAGCAAGTTCTACTCTTATCGCAGAGAAGGTAGAGATTGACTTCGCACGGGCAAAGCTTGAATTCCTTCAGAACCATTTCCATAAGATTAACTCCCTTGCTGACATTGCCATCAACAGGGCAATTGTTCTTTGTGCTACTGAGACTGACATTAACAAGATAACCAAGTTGCTTGAAGTGATATCCAACCTTGTTGTGAAGTTCAACGAATCCAGCCAGGAACAGCAACAGAATTCAGGAACCACTATCAATCTGATTAAAGACAGCGTTTTCCAGCTTAATCAGCTGAAGGAAGAACAGAGAAAAAAAATAATCGAGGTTTCAGAAAACGAATAAAATCAAAATAAAATAATATTTTACTTTGATAATTAAAAAACTATGTGTATATTTGCAGTACAAAATCAAAAAAGTGAGACACACTTATAAACTGTATTGCATTATGAAGACTTTAAGCAAGGAAACAAAAAAATTATTATCTGAAAACGCAATTACTTATCTATTCAATGAAGAAAGTGAAAAGTTCGAGATTCATTATCCTTCAGGTAACTTTGACTACCTTGACTCAGAAGAAGAAGTTGTAAGTAATGTTGAAGAATATGTTGAATTTTGGGATAACCTTACAAAATGATTAATAACCGATTCAAACTTGAAAAAAGCACCCATCAAGGATGGTGGGTGCTTACCGATACTGATAACCTTATCGTAATAAGGTTTGAAGAGCATAAGTATAATGATACACAAAAAGTTACAATTCTTGAAAACAGCAGATTCAGAGGATGCGCGGAAGATATGGCAATGGAAATTTCGCACATTATGGCTGAAATGGGAGATTATATGTATAGTCATTGGTATTCAATAGCTATGCCAACACCGGTTTTTGAATTCAGAAAGGACGAAGATAATGACCGTATGCTGATTTTAAGGAACAAATTCCCTAAGATTACCATAGATATTCAGGACGATTGTGACATTAAGCAGTTATCCGATGCCCTGAAAGCTGCATCTGAATTTGTAAAAAAGACAAAGGAATGATAAAAGTTGAACAACAAATTTTGTGTGAAAAACTATACATCGAAGGAAATCACACAATCAAAGAAATTATGAGTATAACTGGTATAAGGTCAGAACAGACAATATACCGGATACTTGATGCAGCAGAGATACCACGTAGACCAGCACGTAAATCAGTTCATAAAATAAGCCTTTCTATTGATAAAGATACGATGGAAATAATTAAGAAGGAAAATCCTAAGAATATATCCGAATGGATATGTGATATAATCAAAGATAAATATCATACATAATTACTATATTTGCAAAGTAAAAGCGTAGAAGACTTTTGTTAAAACAAACAGCCCCGACCGGATATGTATCAGGAAGGGGCTTTATTTTCACATCATATTCATTAATGACATACTTCTAAGTTCAACGAAGTCCTTGTAAAGTTCCGGCCTTATCACATAATCGCACACTCTCTTAATGCAGATGCTTGCCTGCCGGCTTCTTATCTTCGTGTAATACCTGATTACACCTTTAGATCTGTCGCTGTGACCAAGACAGTAGTTAATAACGCTGTCAGGCATGCAGATGTCGCTGGCAAACTGAGCGAAGCACTTCCTTGCAGAATAGAATACCACTCTTTCCTTTATGCCAAGCTCTTCTGCAAGGTCTGTTATCGCATAAGATACGTATTGTGAGAAATTGTGGTATGTGAAATTGTATCCGAAATCAAGCTTCCCATTAGGCTTCATCCATTCTCCTGTATATCTGTCAATACATTCAGGCATTTCAAATGCAATCACGTTTTCTTGCTGGGTTCTTCCGGCAGACTTTGTACGGACGTATCTTACCTCCTTGTCGCGGAAATCAACATTCATTATGTCTATTAGGTTCATTCCTCCAAGCATGAAGGAAATCATGAACAAGTCTCTGGCCATCTTCTTTTTCTTCGTGTCAGGTCTTGAATTCATTATTCTAAGAAATGATTCAAGACTGAGTGTAACTTCCCTGACTGGTGAAGGAGATATTCTTACGGATGAAAAAGGATGAACGCTATATGATACCATCTGGTCTGATATTGCCTTGTTCACAATGACCTTAATGTGGCTTAGAATTGTGTTGATATAAGTCTGTGTCTTTCCTGACCTTCTAAGGTATTCAGAAAAGGATTTTACGAGAACAGGCGTAATATCTTCCATATCAATATCTCCCCTGCAGTAATCACAGAAGTATCTTGAAGAGCGTTCTATAAGCTTTGCATAAGAATTCCTTCCTTCTGACATAAGATAACTCACATACTCCCCGGATATTCCCTTGAATGTTACTTCTTCCCCATCCGGTCCTGACTTGATAATATCTCTAAGCTGCTCGCATGTGTACAAATCAGTGTTCTTGACATTATCGAGACGCTCCTCGTAAATATCGAGCATATTCCTTAACTTCTTGTTAAGCTCACAGGCATCCGGGTGCCTTACTATCTTACCGTTCTTTAGCTGTCCTGGATCGTTAAGAATGATTTTTGTGACGATGTAAGAAGTTACAGACTTGTGCCGGACCGCAATCCTCAGTTTGTGCGTTCCGTTTTTAAGCACTCTTTCTTTGATGATAACAGGATTGATTGTTGCCATAGTTGTGTCCTCCGACAAGGAAAATCCAGCGTTACTTTTTCAGGTACTTTTTTCCTTCCAAAAGTGGAAGAATTTTCCTTTTTTTTAATGGCATCCTGATTATTTTGATTCGTGTAGAGAAAATCAAATATCTGTATTTCAGGCTTTTATGAGAAGAGCCGAAAGCGGGACTCGAACCCGCGACTTACTCATTACGAATGAGTTACTCTACCAACTGAGTTATTTCGGCAACGTGTTTCGTTGAAAACGGTTGCAAAATTACTGTTTTCTTGAAAACAGCCAAATAAAAAAGAGATTTTTTTCCGAGAAACTACATTTTTCCAGCCCGTACAACCCGTTTCCGCTACATCACAGGGGCATTTGACACATTATTACGTGTAATTTGTACAATAGTCCCTTGTCTGCCTTCTGCCAATTTCCTACTTTTACCCGCAAAATGAAACATTACACTACCATGAAAAAGAAACTG